GGCATGAACTGTCGAAGGGGCGATGCGCATAAGGTCATCCGCACCGCGCGCCACCACGCCCTCCGCCGCCGCCTCGTAATTCATCGCGCCGAGCATAAACTCGAGGCCGCCTTCCTCCGCGATATCACTTTCGTAGCCCTCTGGTCCTGTGACCTGCCCCGCAATCGCCCGGACAGGAAGCGAGAGTGCTCCCAACTGCCGCGCATAGGGCTCTTTGCCAACACCGCCGTAGGACTGACCCTCCAGATAGTCAACGATGGAGTCACTGTCTGCACTAAACACATATTGACCTGAAAGCTCTGCGCGGATCCTCGCGATCTCTTCGTCCCTCGCGGCCTGCTGTCTGTCCGTAGCGACTTTGGAGACTAGCTCTGCGTAGTCTTCCGCGCTCTCGGCCGAGGAGAGAGAAACCCCCAGAAGCGATGAGCCCTCATTGTACGCTTTCGCCGCGTCAGCTTTCAACTCATCCCGACTACGGCCGCCCGTGATTATACTCCACGCATTGCGCCCGGCGGCATCTGCTACGGTTGTCAAGTTGATTGAGTTTTTGCCTGTGTATCCTGCGCCAACTGTGGGGTCGTCAAAGATAGGCACCACGATCAAGGGAAAGGGAACCTCTTGGCCTGCCTCCTCGGGGCGCGGCTGGTACAGGTTGCGAAGATCCCGCGCTGTGATGGACGGGTTCTTTGTTTTGCCCGTCTCCTCGTTGATATACTTGCGGTTTAGCTCGGTATCCGCCATACCCAGACTGACACCATTCCACGACACGGGGTTGATGCCCGCCAGCAGCACTGTTTTCTGTGGGCTCGGGGGCAGCCTATCCGCTAGCTTTTTGTCTAGGTCGGTGCCTGTGATTGGTACATCAATCGACTTTCCCGTCGCCGTGTCCACCGCGCGCACGATAGCGATGACCTCTGCGTCCTGTATCTCCTGCGCGAGCGCCCTGTCTATTTGGGTATCCAGCACGGCGTCATTGACAAAGTTCTCGCTGATCATCGCGCCCGAGCGATACGTCCCGTCCATGACCCGCCTATACGCAGAGTCGTACACGCTCTGAAACAGCGCCGGGTTAACTTCGGGGTTATCCTGTATGGCCCTGTCGCGAGCGTCGGAGATGTGCTTAATCGCGCTTGTTTGCCACACTTGGACATCTTTCCGCATCGCCTCTTCAGGGTCGGTACGAGGAAGAAAGTCCTCTGCGGGAATGCTGGTGCCATAGCGCTTTCGATCGGACGCATAAAATTGGTTAGACTCGATAAACTCGTCCATTTCCGTCAAGTCTACGCCGGGTTGCGACTCCATCTCGCGCCGCATGGCCTGAATTGCCATCACTTCCGGCCGGATGATGAGGGGAGAGGTAGTGGGGATCCCCCTCAAGTCTACTTCAACAGACGGCAGGGATGAGGGGCTCTCCTCTTCTTCCTCAACCTCTTCCTCAACAGGATCTGAGATTGCGGCGGCCTTGGCCCCTTTCAGGAGTACGTCCGTTTTAGACATTGCGGTCTCCTAAGTCACGTCTGCGTGCAGTGGTAGGGCGGTCAGGTTGGCCTTGGAATAGATCAGCCCACAGGTTGTCATGAACCCATGCGTGGTGCCCTCCTCATAGATAAAGCGTACACTCTGGATCTTATCCCCTTCGGGGAGGTCTGACTGCTTGATCACCGTGCGGATCGCTACGTCTTGGTTAGTAAAAACATCCCTATTTGTAGTCGCGTGCGATGTGTTGAAACCCGTATAGTGTGTGTTGTCTACAGCGATAGTTACTCGAGGCGACAACGATCGTCGGCTGCGGCGGATAGTAATTTCTTCCCCCGCCAAGGTCACGATCTCTATATAGAATTTGCCGTAACACACATCCTCATTTGGCGTATCCTTGGCGTTTCCGTCATCAAAAAGGGGATGCCAGAGCACTTCAAACTTTTCCACCGATACATTCGCCAGCACCATAACTGCGCCAACGTTTGAATCGGAGTTCATGTCAAGCATGAAGGGGGTGCTCCCAAAATCAACTTCAGCGATTATCCTAGCGCTCGAAGTTTCTGTAAACCGCACATTGCGCTCTGCTGTAAAGAGGCCCCCAGAGATGGGAGTCTCTGTAAGTTCTGCGCTGTGAATCATGCGAGGGAGAAGATTGTGCCGAAAGCACCCAAGCGCGAAGGACTCTTCCTTCAGTCCGTTCAGCCCCATAGGGCCCTCTGTGAGTGAGTCAAACCTCTCCTGCAACTCATCCGCAGTGAAATCAGTACCTGTCTCAAGGTAGTTGTATCCGGACATTATCGACGCATCTCCAAAGCAAAGATCTCTCGGGCTGCAATGTACGGCCCTCTAATGTTGGTGCCTGACCAGTTGTGTCCCCGGATACTCATGACAGTGAGTTCGATTTTATGTGGCCCCGGAGATAGGTCCACCATTGCATCAACCACGATAGGCAACCTCGCACCTGACAAGCCTCCCCCTCCGTAAGGAGTTCCCTGCTTGGCTACTGCGCTGGGAATTTTTAGTGCCGCGCGACCTTGTGCGCCGCGATAAAAATCTGTCTCCGTGTCACCGCTTCCCAGAAGAGCATCATGGACAACGGTTCCGTCAAGCTTGAGAGCAACCTTAATGCCGTATCCCTTTTGCTTGGCCTCAAGGAGTGAGGTGGTTGTGCCGTAGGTGGCCATCAACTGAAATGAAGCACACGCCCAGACGGTGGCTCCTCGGGAAACAAACTCCAAAACTGCCCCGTCCTCGTCGAATGTTTGCCACCCGTCTATCTGGTCGATCTTCAGCCAGTTGCTATTGATCGGGACCGTGACCGCGTTGCTTGGGCGTGCCGAGCTAGTGTGTAAACGAAAAGCTGCGCCAGCGTCCAACTGGGAGCGTGTAATGGGAACCTCTCCCGCCTCCTCACTGTTGAAGTTGTGCTCGTTTAGGGTGCCGGAGATCTCATTCGTGACCCCGAGGAAGTTGTCGTTGATCGGGTCCATATCGATCACATAGCCGGAGCGGATGTCGAACTTCGGGTACTTCCACGCCATGTTTACCTCGTCGGCAGTTGTGCATTTCCAAATGTACGGGGAGAGGCGTCGAATGAAAGTCCAACAAACTCCCAGAAGCCCGTGCCTCTGATGCGCAACTTAACCACTTCTGCCGAAGGAAGGTAGATTTGAGCCCTTGTCCAGTAGGGACGGCGACGACGAAACTTTGCTTCTGGGTCACCGAGCGTACTATCACCCCACAGCGCCGGGGCGTCCACCGTACTGTAGCGGGCCACTTCAACGGTCTCCACCACATCCTCACGCCAATCCCGCATAACCTCGATGTTTATCCCGGCGTTCTCTGTCTCCCGAAACCAAAGATACACAGTGGGTATTGTCTCTTTCTTCTTGGAGTTAATACCCTCCATCCAAACAGTCTCGATCACCGCTTCCCTCGAGTCTACAAGGGTACGGATGGCCGCGTCCGCCCGCGAGGGGGGATGGTCAAGCAGGTACACCCCATCCCTGCCAGACTGGCCGACAACGCCTCCCGCGCCCAGCATATAGCCGCGATGGTCATCGGTCGTACAAACATCACGGGGGGCAAAATCGGTGCGCGTTCTCCACTTGCCCTGTGTCATGACGAGGCAAAATTCATTCTCCGTTGAGCCATCGATCGAAACCCAGCAGCGATATTCGCCAGTGTGACGGTCAAAAGCAGAGCACGCTTGAGAGAAACGGGAGATGGTGAGACGCTTAAAAACCCGACTCAGCGGAGCGGAGATAAAGGAGATGTTCTGCCCGTTAAAGGAATAGAACCCGTTGCTCCCGAGCCAAACTACACTACCGTCCGTTAAGGTCTGGATTGAGTTGGGCGCTACGCAGCCAACCTCCTGTGACAGCGGCGCTGCAACGAAATCATCACCCTTGTCTAGGGCTGTGATGAGGAACGTGCTTGAAGCCGTGAAGGCCAAGAGGCCACGGTCGCATCGCCACATACCTGTAACCTGACCGCCCGTTGCGTCGGGGAAGATCGTGTCGCCAGCCTGAAAGGTGCCCCAAGCGCCGGGTTGCGAGAACCGGATCAGGCCCTCGTTATCTAGTTCGTTCGCAATAAAAAGACGACCAAAGGCTGCGCGGCAAAGACGAAACAAAGGGACAGGGACAAGATTGAGCATCTTGCTTCCGAGGTATCCATCAGACATATTGTCTGGATACATCGTAGTGACATTGTCCTGTAGGGTCGCAAATGTTGAAAACGTAGACGAGGTGTTCTGTGGAACTTCGTAGTAGTTTCCGTCCCCAGAGTTGATCAGGTCTTTGGTGCGGTAGAGGTTCCGACCAACGCAGTGGTCAGGGCCTGTGGGGATGCCTGTCCACGCAAGTTGAAACTTGAGGTGATCCGGTGAGACCGAGGGGGTGGCGATCTTATCACCAGTTGCAATCGGAACTTCATTTGCTATTGTGATCAACGTGCCCTGCCGGGAACAACCAACAGGGGCGCTCGGTTCCGATGCGGCGGAGAGATTGCCGAAAACATCGATATACTGAACGCGCGAGCGCCACTCGCCGGGGTCCAGCATACCCTCCTTAAACATCGCATCACCGCTGTCTGCGATATAATCATTGACCGTCCCTATACGACTTCTTCCGAGGCCATACGTCATGCCGGATGGGTTCGTGTTTTTGCCACACGCCCACAGCCCTGTGTGTGCAAACCCGGTATCGTTTACGCCAGAGACCTTGTCTGACATCCTAGCCCCGGCGAGGGAGTTTTCCGGCCCGAGACAGCTAGGGGATGCGGGTGTTTGTGAGAACCCTAATGGTGCAATGATGTGTCCGTTGTAAAAATACGCACGGCCCTCTTGAGGGACAATCACGACACCATTGCCCATCGTTTCAAACTGGGTCGGAAAGCGAGGCGCTTCATCATCTTCTAACTCTGCCCTAATCCCATGAGGGCCGGCGGGGCTGGACAACAATTGCCGCCAGTCCCTCTTCCAACCACGAAACTCCCACAACTCATTGCCTGTGTGGAGCAGCAGAACATCGCGCTCGCCGTTCTGGAGTATTGCGTGATGGATGCCGTGCTGCAACTTTCCGTACACAGGGTCATCGGGGTTGCAGAATGATATATCGGAGGGCTCCACGGTCTCGCTGTTATAAGCGAAGTAGTCTGCTGACCGAGGCTGCTCCCCGGCAACCCCGGCAACCCCTGCCGTCCCAAGACTCTCAATATCAGGGTCTGATACTTCTCCTCCCACTGTAATGCCGCCGCCGAGACTGCCAAATCCCATCCCCTCGACGTCGTACTTGGCCGGAAGATAAGTCGCCGGGCCCCAGACGGTGCGAAGTGTACCCTCTTGCAGGCCGTACATGTTTGTGATCTCCTGAGCGATATCGTTCGAGAGAATTAGCCCGTCATCTTGGCCACGCAGAAATAGCGCAGAGCCAGTGCCAGAAACTTCACGACGCTTGCGCAGGTAGGCCATTTATTAGGCCTTCTTCTTTGGGCGTCCCAAGCTTGGAGATGCGGGGCGTCCGATCAATGTAAATTGATCCCACCGCTCGGAGCCGCCCTGAACGAGTTCAGGAGCAAAGCCCGTGGCCATGATCGTCCCCACCTGTTCCCCTTTCGGCCGCGTCGTAATAGACACAAGGGTGCCCTGCAAGATCCTGCCCGCAGTACCCGACCACTCGTATACACCACCACAAATCATAGGTGCCTTCATTCTACTACGCCTCCCAAATCGTCTGTTGATAGCCTACGGTTCCACCTGCGGTTTGTGCGAACGCCTGTGGCCCGTGTCATTGAGCGTAACACAGGGACGGAGGGGGGTCGAAGGTCGCCGTATCTTTTTGAGAGGGTAAGGAGAAGCTCCAAATAGCGAGCCTCGCTGTACTCCGAGCGGCCGGTCTGACCCATGTTCTCGTACAGGTACACCATCGCTTTTTCAATAAGGACATTGACGGCTTCTGCGTGGACCAAGGGAGCGTCCCGGTCGTCAGCTAATCTTGGAGGCCGCGTAATAGCGCGGATGTCAATGACGTAGCGCTTGTCGGGCTTAGGGTAAAACTGCATGGTCTGGTAACCGTGGATGTCCCGCAGGCGATGGCTGCGGTCAGGCAAAAACTCACCATTGTCGTACCAAACACTAGAGTTTGAGCTATCCGCACGGAACTCCGAGAGGAGGTGGAAGGCGTCAGCGCTGTCCAACTGTGCGTGTTGAAGTCCGTCAACGGCGTTGGGAAGGCGCTCGTAGTTCGCCAAGCTAACCGCAACCCGACGCCGGTAAATGCGGATGTAAATCCCGCTCTGGTCTAGCGACTGGCGGCTCACGCCTGTGCGCTTGATCATGTACCCGAGAGCATAGTTAATGTTGGGCAGCGACAGCTTGATAGCCGAGAAGGCATCCCCCACCTTAACATTGGCCATAGCGTTAGACGCCTCGGAGGGAGGGGACTCAAAGCGGGGAGTCCTGAAGCGGTTGCGTGAAGAGGAATCCCCTGACGCCACGGTACTTGTGCTCGGGTCGGAGGGAAAAGCGGTCGCCTCCGTGATGTCGAGCGGGCGGCCAAAGCCCTCCCAGTGACCAAGACCGGGGAGTTCAAACTCCACATCTCGCTTGCCCCAAGTGTAAGTAACCTTGTATTCAAAGGTTCCCGTTGGCTCTGGGCCTAGCCACGAAACATCCACGGCTGTATCCGAGGGGTTTGACTCGAGAGCTTCTCCCGTGCGAGAAGTCTCACCGCGTGCTTCAATCTTAATATAACGGCTGTCATAAGTAGCGCGGGTCGCCTGTGTGTTCTCTTCGACGGAGGAGCCTCCTCGGGGAATGCTGATCGTCTCCTTGAGGGCATCCTTGTTTGTGAGGGAGGCCGAGGCTACCGGAGCCACGCTTGGTCCCTGCATGTGGATGTGTTGCCTGCGAAAGATGACGCGCGGGATGCCGCTTGTGATCTGCGAGGGAGGACCATCAAGCTGAAGAACTTCAGCCTCCTGCTGCCCAACAACCTCAAGGGGGTAGTTGTTGGTGTTGTCCCTAAGCCGTGCGGAGTTTAGCTGGATCAGGTCGTCCGGCAGAGAGTACGCATCCGTGAAGATGCGGTACTTGAATCCAGCGATGCCGTCAGCATCATTGGCGGTTCCGTCACCAAAGGTGTCGATGTCCCACGGACGAACCATCGTGACGTGGTAGGTGCCGGAGTTGTTCCAGACCGAGCGGATCTGGTTCCGAATGAGTGTCCCGTCATGGGCGGTGATTTCAATCATACGGCCGTCCCATGAGCGGTCGTACTTCCACACGTTAAGCTTTGTCGGCGCTGCCGTAGCTTGTGCGTGGGTGAACGTCGCCTTCCAAGTCCAAGGGTCTCTACTGGTAGGAGACAGAGGAAGAGTGTTCGTGCCCGACAACTGAATACGGTCGGGGTTGTTGGTGGAAATGCCCTCTAGCGACTCGACATCTGGCTCGGTCGCTAGATGGACTTTAGATTCAAAAAAGAGAAACGGAGCTTCCAAGGCCAACTGATTGTAGGCCCGGTTAATGAAGCCGTTAACGCGAGATGTCGCTTCAGGGGATTGGGTTGGAGCCCAATCCGCCTGAGCGAACATCGCGTTCCGAATCTCCTTGAGATTCATCAGCTACTAGACGCCGCAGCTAATGATGGCAGAGCCAACCGTGTCGTCAGCAAGGTCACCCAACGACACTCCGATGCAAGCATCGTTTTGTCCACCTGTGGTGTCCAAAGCAATGACCTCACCGGGGGTCGAGGTGTCTGTCATCAAGGAGAGGCCCGAGTCGGTAGTAGCACCGCCCTTGACGCTGCCCTTGCCAGACTTCAACACAAAGCCATACGAGTTGACCGCAATCACATGCTGCGCCACACCCACGACTTTCTTTGCCGAGTGCCTCCCCGTTGGGCAGATTTGCACTTGGTAATACTCGGCCCTTGAGGTGTCGTCTGCGTCCAGCGTCATAACGGGGTTGCCTTCCGCAAGGGCGGTTGGTCCGTCATCGACATTCTTGATGTAGACCCACACCTGATTGCCGTAGTCGCCGTTAGGAACGGTCAACTCGAAGCCAAGTGGAGCCTGCTGCGTAGTGGTAACTGTTGAGGTAGTAATACCTGCTGCTGTAAAACCCATGATGGCCTCCTAAGGCGTTCCTGCGCCGGTTACGACGAAGTTGGAGCGAAGCTGCGTGGTGTGAATGCCCATCATGAGCACCAACTCGTAGCGGAAGATGTCTTGGTCGGGGATACGGAACGGTCCACGGAGAGCGAAGTCGCCCTTCGTTTCGCGGTCAGAATCGTGACCAAGGGTGAACAAGTGCCAAGTCGGAGTCTTCATCCCGTAGATGACGCCGTCCGCGCCAGCAGTGATGGACCCGCCTGTGTAGTTGGCGTCAGTCACGTCGATGGCATCGTCGAGGAAGAAGTCAGCGTCGAGGAACTTCACGCCCTGACGAACCAGAGGCGGAGCCTTGTCGCCCTCAACCTTCACCACGCGGACTTGGTCATCCAAGTCATCGATGTAGTTAAGGTAAGAGCCCTCATCACCAATCATCAAGTCAACAGGACCAGAGGTCTTGCCTTGACGAGAAGCGGCGAAGTATGCCTTGCGCAGTTGGCTGCGACCATTGACTGCGAACGAAGAGATATCTTGGTACTGGTTGTTCCAACCTGTCACGGGAGTTGCGTGGCCCGAGCAGTTGAGGCCATGCACCGTATTACCGGAAGAAGCCGACAACTGAAGGATACCGTCGCGGGCCGTTCCATCAGGAGTGAATTGAGTGTTGCCGTTCAGGGTAGCGAAGCCGCCGACCTGAGGGCCGTCGCCGGTGCCAAGCTGACGAGAGATCCGCTCATGGAAATCGGACAGAGCCAATTCAGGATAGTGCTGAAGGATGCGAGCGAGGTCCATCTCGCCGTTGGCCTCGGCCAAATCCTTACCGGGAACGTCGAACGCATAGATGAGACGCGGAGCAACCACGTTTCCTCGGTGTGCATTCTGCGAGCGTCCACCTGCGATAACCTCAGATCCGGTATCGACTTGCGTCACAGTACCGGGACCATCAGTCACAACAGCGAACTCACGCTTCGGACCCTTCAAAGCATCGCGGGACAAACTCCCGTTCTGCATAATCTTTTCCATCAGGGGATGGAATTTGACAAACATTTCGCTATAGGACGGCATCAACTCATTAAGCGCCGTCGCCAGAACGTCTGGTGAAATAGCCATTAGGCTCTCCTCTTGTTTTTGTTCAAAGCATTACGCGCGACATGAGATCTCCAATCCTTCAAGGACATTGCGCCAGTATCAGTCGTTTCAACCTGCTCCGGGGAGCGGCTGGGGGTTGTGGCCCCCGACGTGATTTTGGCACCCGGCCTCGGCTGGGGTGTGCGCATCTTCGTACCGCGCGCAATCTTGAGCGCATACGAATCAGGAACACCATCGGCCTTCGCCTCTTTTGCAATCTTGAGCGCAGACTCGGGAAGGCGCGAGGCTTCCGCTGCTGTCTCAAGATCCCAGCCCTCTTCGAGCAGGTCTGCAAACTTAGTAGCAAGCTCGTCAGTATTGAACAGGTCAGGATTAGATTCCTGAAACGCCTTCGCATAACGCTCGGCCTCTGACTCAATAGACTGATTTACACCGTCTACAAATTGCTGGCTGTCAGTCTCAAGAGTCTGATACTTAGTCTCAAGAGCCTGATGCTTCTCCTCCCACTCTTTGATCTGGTCCGCATACTGCGAGACTCTCGGATCTTCTCTCCCTGAAATCAGCGCCTCATACAGATTGTGTTGATCTTCAATCTGACGCTTCTGTGTATCCATCGCGGTTTGATGTCGCGAACTATAATACGAATTGAATCGCTCGCCCCACGGACGCAGTTGTTCTGGAAGCCCCCCATGCTCGCCGTCCCAAGAATCCCACTCAAATTCGTCGGAGGAGGGGAAAGAGACGGGAGCCACATCATCCGGTCCCGTGTCGTCGGATAGGGAGATATCCGAAGCGGCAGCAGCTTCATCGGGGGCGGTATCAACCGAAGCCGCCCCAACAGAAGCGTCAACTGCCTCGGGTGCCGGGGACGCAACCCCCGCCTCAAAATTCTCCTCGCCCTCACTCATCATGCTCTCCCCTTCTTATCCTTAGGCAAAGCTTTATGTGCTGCCACCATCGTCATCCTGCGGACCTTCATCCGGGGGTTCTCGTTCTCACTCGGAGGTGCCATGCCCGGCGGCATAAGCTCCTTCATCATGGCCATAGGGTCTTCCGACGAGCCCTCTGGTCCACCACCTTCCCCCGCTTCGCCCTCCGCAGACTGGTCTTCCGCCGCCTCTTCCTCTTCCGTTCCCTCGGGAGCGTACTCCCCCTCACCTTCGGAGCCCGGTTCTTTTGCTACCAGATCGTACCCAGTGTCATCCAGAATAGCGCGAAGGTCCATCTCCGTTTCGGGTGGATCTTCTTGCAGACGAGTAAGCAAATCATTCATCAAGGGCATAGGAACCTCGTATTGTCTTTAGTGGACATAGATTTTATTGTCAACCCTTCCAACAAGTTTATCCTTCTCTTTTTTCCGTTGTGCCTTTTTATCTGCCAGATCTCTATAACCGCCTTTCCTCGCCCTAGCTTCGGCCTTCTCGGCTGCTTTGTCGCGATGCTTTCTCCAAGCGGAGGAATCAGATGACAGAATTTCACAGTCAGGATTCTCCCTCTGGTACTCCCGCCACTCCGAGCCCGATTCAAACGTTCGGCCCACCTGTCCCACAACCAAGGGCTTCGAGGGCATCGGCCCGATAGTTGCGACCTCCCCAATAACGGTCAACATTAGAGAGGCGCACTCGGGACACGTTGTGCTGCCGTGCTCGGCCAATGGGACAAATATGTCGTGAAAGTAACCGCAGCCATCCGGGCACTTGAAGTCATAGAACGGCATCAGTTTCCCTTCTTCTTCTTTTTAAGAAAAGACACCACCAAACGAAGAGCGGCACCCACGATCCCTAAGATTTCCTTTACAGGCACACGCATGACTACTCCTACTTAAGCGGGAATCCCGGCCCGCCGGCGGGAAGTGGCATTGGTGGCGGTTCCGCGAGGCCGGGTGGAAGTCCCCCAGTTGCTACGCCGTCCGCAGCGGGTGGCGATCCCGGCATCATCGGCGGCGCACCCGGCATCATAGGAGGCGCGCCCGGCATCATAGGAGGCGCGCCCGGCGGCGCTGGTGGCGCGGGAGGGGTGTCGTCGATAATGTCCTGCATACCCAACAAATCAAGGAGCTTTGTGATCAGCTTCTCCTTGTTGACATTGGGCGCTTCAAGAAGAAGTGGCATGTACTGCTGAAACTTCTGAAGCTGGATCAACTTGTGATTCTCGGTAGGTGAGTACGGCAATGCATCATAGTCAAAGTCCAGCGGATTCTCGGAGGAATCTCTCTCCGGGCGCAACATAAGGCTCTCCCGAGATGCCTTCAGCACTTCCTTGCTGCCGGTAAGCCGGATAGGAAGCTTAGTATCCGGGTCAAGAAACTCTTCGTACAGACCGATAATTCTCTCGGCAGCCGAGTTAACCACATCCTCGATCTGCTTTATTCTTCGCCCGTTTCGAGTTCTCGTCGCCGTATCTGCAAGCGCAACCTCCGTCGCAACATCGGCCACACCAACAACACCACGACTATATTGTGGAATGCCCAGTATAAATTCAATAACCTGATTACAACGGTCTCGCATGTCGGCGAACGAGGGTGAGAATGACGGAACGGGTGTCTGGCCAACGATGTCTCCTAGCGGGGCGTTCGCTTTTCCTTGAATGGCGATCATCGTGCCCGGCTGGTTGGCGTCTTGCAGCGCGGTCATGATCGCCTCGGGATTGTCCGCGAGAGCAGTGTTGACCAGCATGACCGGTGTGGATGTGTGCGCGTGCCACAGTTCAAGGGTATCGATCTCATTGAGGCGCTGCTGAAGAGACTGAACGAGCTTCACATCAGAGAGTCCAGCGAGGTCCAGCATGTTCTCATTGAACGTCAAATGAATAAACGGATTACGGATATAGCGGTAAGGCAACTCGCCCTCAAAGAGAGGCTCCTCTACATCGTCGAGGAAGTGGTAGTAGCGCCCCTCTCCTTGGAAGTCGTACACCTCATATACTGTGACCCACTTATACACTTCGTGGGAAGCCTCATTGACGTGACTCTTGTCCCGAGACTGATCTTTCAAGAAGGTCGGATAGCCCCCGAAGTGGGCCTTCTCTGAAACATTCTTGTTGTACATCGCGCCCTTTCGGCCCTGCTTTTTTGTGCGGGCATTAAACTCGGCGCGCGTAAGCACCGTCACCTCGACGAGGTAGCGGATGTCGCGGAACTTAGCCGCAGACATATCGAAGAACACAAAGCGAGGGTCAACCGAAAATACTTCAGGAGAGCTTTTCCTGAAGTTCCACACCACCTTAAGGAAGGCGCGCCCGCAGATGGACGCGCTGGTGGATGTCTTCCATAGAAGCGAGTGCAGGTTGTTACGCCGGAAGGTGTCGTTGATCAGCGCCTCGCGAAACTTCGCCGCGCCCTTGAGTTTCTCCCGGCGAGCGGTCACGGTGACCTGCGGGTTCTGCGGACAGATGTTGGCGATCATCGTGTCGATAAAGGCATACGGATAGTTGGTCTCGAAGTTGACATCCTCCGCCGCGTTCGATGTGCCGACTGGCCCGGAGCCTGTGGGGCCGGGGTTCGACTGATGCCAATACTCGGACATGTACCACGAACGCCATCGGTCCCAGTCCTGCCTCTCCGAGCGGGACTTAGAGCGATGGGTCCGAATGATCCCTTGGACCTGCTTTCCTGTAAGTGCCATGACTAGCCTGTCTCCCTATAGGTAACCGGGCAAAAAGCCCCTAACTTTTTTCTTGCGCTCTTCTTTGCGAGTCTTAATCTTTGCGCCGCCTCTTTTGCCGGCCCCGGACGCGCTAACTTCTGTGCCCTCAACCTTGGGGTCGCCGTCCTCACTCGATTCCACCGTGGGCACCGCACCGGGCACACCGCCAACGGGATCGCCACTGCCGCCCGAATCGGCACCCGCTGCTTTGGCGCTTTTGCTAAACCACTGCGCGGGGCCACGCCTCTCCCTCAGGTTGGTCTGGGTGGCGAGTCTTGTAGCCTCTTCGGTCTCGTCGTAATATTGCTTTGACAACCTCTCGAGTTTATCTGGGGACGTACCCTCCCTCTCCCGCTTGAGTTGCGCGTTCCGCCTTAGAAACTCGGCGTAATCTTTCGGAGAGAGACCCTTACTCTTCATATCCGCGAGGAAAGCCTCGTTGCTTGTGAGAGGGTCGAAGTTGCCTGTCCGTTGCAGCCTCTTCATCGCCCACTCGACTTCGCTCTCGGTCTCTGTGTCGAGTGCGTGAGCTTGTTCCTGCGTCTGTCCGTACACTTTGTCGAACACGTCGCCGGCGGTGAAATCTTTCTTGATCCTATTTCCGTCTTCATCTTTCCCGTACTGTAGGGCGTCAAGCTCCTTTGACGTGAGGTTTTGCGCGGCAATCGCCTTGATTTGATCTTGGATGGCCGGCATCTTCTCCAGCCTGTCCAGCGCTGCGGTCGCCCGCCGGGTCGCCTCCTCCGGGGACATCCCACTAGCTACGAGGGCCCTCTGCTCTTCCGTAAGCCTATCCGGGCTCGGCTTGAGGGTGCCCGCATCGATCTTTTGTTGCTTGATATACGGGTAGGTATTTGAGGGGTCGGCCCCTCGGGACGGGGTGACCATCAAGGCACGGGTAGCCTCAATGTCGCCCTTTGTAAGTCCGGCAGGAGTATTAGCCGCCTGCCCATGGGCGATTTCACCTGCGGTCAGGTTGGCTCGATTTTGAGATTGCGCGTGAGCCGAAACAGCGTTTCTTCCCGCTTCCCCAAGATAGATGTTCATCCAATGGGCGTAGCGGTCAAGCGCGTACTCTGTCTCGAGCCCGGCCATTGTCTGCGTCATCGTCATCTGGGAAGCGCCGCCCCGGCTCTGCCCCATGAGGTAGCGCGCCGCCGCCTTCTGGGCCGCGAGGTCTTCCTTCTGCACAGTGCCGCCACCCGCAACGAGGAAGTCTCGTAGGTCTTTCTCTCTCTGAACCTCAAGCTTTGCTTTCTCGATCTCTTCGTTGTCTTCCGCACTAAGGCTCGCCGACGCACGGTTTGCGAGATCATCTATGAACTTCGCCTTCTTTTCGCCGTACGCGGTGCGGTGCGTAAAGGTGTCTTGATCGGCGTACTCACGGGCCTGCTCACGCTCTGCGGCCTCAAGCGCCTCGCGCTTCTCGCGCAGACCCGGACCCAGAGGGACGCCCGCGTACATGCGAAGCCCCTTGCCCAGTATATCAAAGATAGCCTCTTTTCTCTTAGCGCCAACCGCCCTCTTGCGTCTTCGGTCTATGTCGTAATTCATTACGAATGCCCGGTCTTCCTCCGTAATGCTCGCAGGGTCGGCCTTCGCCTTTGCCTCTATCTCGTCCACTTTAAGCCGGTCTTTTCTATTCATCGTCGCCCCCTATACCGTACCGGCTTCGTCCGCGCCCTCGGCTGCCAGAGCCGCAAGTGCCCGCGTCAACCGCTCGCTGTCTTGAGTGCCCGCCGGAGCGGCCTGTCCCAGCGCGGCAGCCTCCAACTGTGCCTGCGTGCCGGCGACGCGATCTCTGGCCGCTTGCATGATGGCCGCCCTGTCCGCAGCCTCCGCAAGGTCTGCCTGCGGGGCAGCCGCTACAAAGGCGTCCGCAGCCTCCTGTCCCTGTCCGCGCATCTCCGCGAGTCCCAAGGTCTTCCTAAGCTGGTCCGAGGTAGCTTCTCTCGCCGCTTGGCTGGCCCGCATTTGCGCATCCGTCTGCGCCTGCCCCGCTCCAGATGCTTTGAAGGGATTATCTTCAAACTCGCGCAGAGCCTCGGAGGAGCGCTGTGCCGCAATCTTCGCGCGGTCCTTCGTGCCATACTCTGCCTTCAGGCGCGCGTCTTCCGCCGCCGCGCTCTTGCCCTTGTACTCTTTGCGCTCGGCTTGCGCCAGCAGACGAGATTCTCGGGCGCTCATATCTGGGTTTTCTTCGCGTATCGCTCTAACCCTTGGCTTCCATAAACCCATAGCCTACCTCAATCGTTCTTTGCTTTGAAGAACATATACTTCATGGAGCGAGCGCGCACCCTCGCCTGCTTGACCTTCTCACCCTGTGTAACGCGAAGGGACACAGAGTGAAAACCTTTATCCAGAGGGACAGAAATCCATTTGTGTCCTGACCAGTACCTTCCCTTGTAGCGGTCGCGTAAGTATGAATACTGCGCATCACTGCTGGCGCTGGCGTTAGCATAGAACATTGTCCGTCCAACGCGGCGCGTATTACAGTTGTTATGCTTTTTCCCGTCTACAAATAACCGGATGTGCGTGTGCCCATCATCGGTGTGTATCTCCGAATCGCTGGTCCATGTTACCTGCCAAGTCAAAAGAACATAAGCCTTAAAGGGCAGGTGGAATGTAATTGAGGCTCCGGGGATAGCAGAAAACATCCTCGACGCCGCGTCCTCCGGCACCTCTGTACCCGAATACGAGCCATCCACCCCACCTGTCTCATCGTCGGAGCCATCGACGTAGGTAACGTGAGTAAAATAATCCAAATTGCATGTGCCCGCGACCATGCCGCCGCCGGATGCGGAGTTTTGCTGAAGGTACGGAAAGGTAATGCTTCGGTCTTCGATTAACTCGAGGTTGCTTGCCTCCACACGCCCGTTCAGAACATCGGTTGACAAATCGTAGATAGCGTCAAAAACTTGTTCACCCGAAGGCGTGGACCCATCAACAAAATTAGGGGGTGTGACTTTGGCCAAGACTAACCTCGAATAGTTTGTTTGTATTCTACGAGGTCGGGATTGGCAATCTCCTCTCCCAACTCTTCGTCGTTAATGTCTCGAAGAGTTGAGTCCGCCCTACCCAGTCGTCGGGCGTGCAATTTCTTCACCAATTTCTGGGTCTTAGAGGAGGGGGATGTGCTGTCTTTTTGCGCTTGGGTTTCCGGCATTATCTTTTCCTCTGGGGGTAACGACTTCTACGCCACTTTGTTTTCGTGGACTCATTCGCATTCTTTTTACGGAACGCCTCTACTTCAGAATAGCTCATATCGCGGAAGAGCAGTACATTCTTGAGCCCTTCTGGTGTGTCGTTTTTATACCGACGCGGACAGTTACGCGCTGCGAGGCAGGCTATCTGTAGGGCAGATATTTTATCCCAGTGGTGACGGTCACGGCGCTTGCCTGTCTTGCCCGAGTGCAGCATCTCGGATAGCGCGCTGCGCTCTGTGCGCTTGTCTTCCCGGTAGGAGCCTAGTTGTCCTACAGTATCCTCGTCCCGAAGAATCAACTCGTCCTTCAGCGCATCCTGAAGATACGCCAACATCATAGTGACTGACTTTGCGGTGGCGGCGATGCCCGGCTTGTAAGCTTTTTCGTAGTAGAGGTTTGGGTAGTTAAGCTCATCAAGTAGAGCCAGAGTAGCAACACCGACACCATTACTCTCCACAGCCACAAGTGCATTATTGTACTTCTTGCCCACCTCATTGATTTTCTTTGCGAAGATGAGGGGGTCGGTAATACCGCCGTAGACTGCAACTTGGGTCCACTCTCCATCGTAAACCTTTAGCACCTGAAAGGCTGCGTGATCGCGCGCAGCATAACCCGCCGGGTCAACGCCAATAGCGTAAACCGCACCACCCTCCGGCTGCTCATACTCCATATACGGAGCCTTCCAAGGAATGAGAAGACTCTCTTGGTGCTTCTTCAGAAGCGTCGAGTGGAACACCGAGCCCACGGAGGCGATCCAACAGCTAATGTCGTCGAAGGGGTAGTAAACCTTGAACAGGTCAGGGTTCCGCCGGATCTCCGCATCCGTCTCAATCATTAGCCGTCTGAACTGTAAGTTGTCTTTGGCCAATCCGAGGTGCCCAAACTTCTCCATCATCTTCATCTCTTCGAGAGTTAACTTCTGGCCCTCCGGCCACGGGCGTCGATTCAGTACCCCATCCCAAAAAGGGAAGAACGCATAGGCCCAGCGTCCTCGGCCAAGCTTGGCGTCGCGGCAATGGTCACGCCACCACTCTGCGGAAGGTTCGTTCATCGGGGCCGGGGTAGACTCGAGCAGGACTTGGGAGTGGTCCCTGTTGATCATCGAGGGGTAGATCATAGAGAACTGATGTCCAGCGTTTCGCCAGTACGGTAGCTCCGACCCGTGGAAGGAGTCAGGCGACTGGCCGATACCGACGGCCCCCGACTCACCAGAGAGAACGCGCATCTTGCCGCCGTGCTGAAAGGTTAGCTGGCGCACCTCTCGATTCGGCACCGTGGCGGAGCGAACAAGCTCTGGCCATCGACTGTGCGTTAAGTGGATACGGCGATGAAGATACTCTGCACGGTCACGATTATCTGCGATGCAGACATGGTCGTGGCCCGGAGTGTAGGCGGCCTTTACATAGCCGCAGAGTTCCGATGTGAGGCTCTTGCCGGCCTGCCTATACCCAAGTAGGGTCAGCCACTTGGTCTGGCCTAGGGCGGTCTCTGGTGGGTCCGAGTAGTAAGAGACAACCGTCTCTTGGAGGCGGTCGGTGATCGCAAAGGGGTCGAAGGTATGTTCGTTACCGGTCTTCTGATCGATGATCTTCGCGTAGGCCCGCAAACTAATCGCGGGGTCACTAAGCGCCTCAAGCGCCTCTTCCTCGAAGGGCAGGCTCACTCGAGCGCCTTCTTGGCAGCGGTTTGTCTAAGCTCTCGGGGAGACAGAGGCTGCTTCTCCATGCCCGCCGTATTTCTTTTTACCAGATCTTCAAGCGTAGGAATAGCAATCCCTTCTTCAGCCAGAGCAGAAATGTTGGTGTCCAGCTTAACCGTCATGGCCTCGGCGAGCGCGCTCTCTACGGACATCTTTTTCATTTCTTCGCCCCTGCCTCTGCCTTTTCTTTTTCCGCCTTCTTCTTCGCAGCCTTCTTTGCTCTGTCTGCGCGCTCTTTCTTTAACCGCTTACCAAGGTCTGCCTCGCCACTCTTTAGTCTCTCTCTAGGGGCGCGAACTGACTCGAGCGATTTGCGAGACTTTTGGGTTCCCGCGCCTATGGGATACCCTTTACTCGACAGGTCAACCCGTGTGCCGGCATAACCATTCGGAGTGAGGAAGCGGAGGCTGTCCAATTCTTCGGCAAACTTGACAGCGCCTGTTGACAGCTTTCCGCTCGCCGCAGGAATGCCTAGAGTCCGATACAGGCGCTGCTCGTAGAACCAGAGAAGGGCTTGGATCTGAAAGTCATCTAAGTCAGTAGCGCGGGCAATATTGGTATAAATTTCTTGACCAAGCAACATAGTCTCTGCGGGCACCTTTACGAAGCCGGGAGTATTTGGGTCAACATGTACGACCCGACCGTCTGGGAGTTTTACTTGTTTTAACATAGAGCCATATCCGGCCCTGCTCAATAGTTGTCGAGACATCCAAACATCGTAAGTAACACCCGGAATACCTACCAAGTTACCGCCATAAGTTCCAATCTTAGGGCCGTTGCCGTACAGGTTTGGCATGATCGCATCCATAGATGTCTTTGGGTGCCCTATCTTAAAGGTATCCCTAAACAGATCGGTGGCCCCTCGTTGTTGGCTTATGCTTCTCGCGCTGCCTAACTCGAGAAGTTCCCGCGCGGCCCCGTCCATGCCAAGCTTTCTGATCCGTTCACTATAGAACTTGAGACCTACCTCAACAGTGGGGCCTCGGATTCCATACCCGGCCAGCACATCGTTTTTAACGGAGAACGGATTACGCCCTGTCATAAAGCCTTTCTGCGTCAACTCGGCGTAGGAGGCGAGCGCGTACCTGCCGTTCTCAACAGGATTCACGCCGTTTGACGTATAGCTGGCGATGTTCAGCAGCGTCATGCGATGCACTTCGCTGTTTTTTAGCTCGGGGAAGATTTCAGAAGCTGTATTCAAAAACTTCTGAACGTCGTCGGTATACCAGTTCAAAAAATGTTTTGTGTCGGCAAACTGACTCACAAACTCTTCAAGAAGTTGGTTCTGGACCATCATCTTTGCGACAGGATCTTTAAGGTCGAGACCCTCCGTGACCCCAAACTTGGCCTTAAAGGTATCGCCCAAGAAATCAAAAACATCATTGTTTACAATCTTGACTCCCTCCTCGACGTAAGGAGTTCCGTCTGGACGGAGAATGCTGTGAAGCGTCTTATCCTCCCCGAGCAGACCAAGAGTAAACGACGCCTTTGAATTTTTTACGATGTCCGGCGCGACAAGCGTCAAGTTTATAAGGGGGCCCGGCGGTGTTTGGAGATTGGGATATTGATCAAGAATATCCTGAGCAACCTCCTCGCCCCTCTTCCATCTGCTCCGCACCATCTTTTCATGGTAGGCGCGTATGTCCTCTACTTCTTTGGGTTTGAGTCCGTACTTTTTGGCAAGTCCTGCTGTATCCTCTGGAGAAATTCGTCGAGTGACTCCTTCGATGACTTGTGAAAGAGCTTCATATTCTGGCGTGATTTCGCCAAAGAGGATTTCTTCTCCATATTCTATCTCCAAATCGCGGGTCTTGATCTCATCAAAAGTATCCAAATGGAACACGGCGTCCTGATTGCCATTCTTAGCTAACCTTGAGGCCAGCAGTCTGCCTTCGGGGGTATTGGGCGCAACCAACGAAACGTCAAGAACATACTTGTTTGTCTTACCGTCAAACCAAGCACCAAGATGTACGCCCTCCACATCCAGAAGCCTATGCATTGACTGCGCATACGCCCGGAGAGTTGCGGATGTAAGGTCTCCGGGGTCAAGACGCAACTCCGTCGCCTTAAATGGTGCCACGCTGTAGCCTGTCTCGAGGGCCTCCTTGCCGGACATATCATAAGTTATTCCTCCGTTACTCTTAATAGCGGAGGCAAGGGCGGCATCTTCGTCGGGGGTCAGGTTGTATTTTCTTTCCGACGCAAACTTACGAACATAATCCGGCAACTCTAGCGTGGCAGGGTCAACCGCGCGCTGTGCCGGGTCTTTGGCTAAGTCCACATCTTGTTTAGCGATGCGGGATAGCTCCGATGACTGCTGGGCAAATTCGTCCGCGTCAGACAATCCTCGCACATTTCGAGATACGGCAGCGCTTTGGACGGGAAGGATGCCGGGGATATATTCGGGCACATCAATCTTTTTCGAGATCTCGGCTGCCTTCTGCATGAGTTCTGGGGACTGCTGCGCCGTGGTCTTGCGACCCAGAATGGCAGCCTTCCGCTCGTCAATGCGACTCTGCCGAGCTTTGAGTTGAAGGTCATCTAGAAGCAGCGGTATGTCAGAAGCGCCCTGACCGGATTTAATGCGCGCATCTACCTGTGCAGGAGAGACACCCATTTCCTCAAGGGTGCGCCTAACACTTTCCACGTCGCCTTCACGAAGAACAGAGAGAGACCCTTCGGGCAGAATCTTCACCACGTCCTTCGCCACCTTCTCTGCGCCTTCCCTTGCGGCTGTTTTGCTTAGATCGTCCGCACGAATAGCGACATGAACTTCGCCCTCAAAAGCATCATCGAGTCGAACTAGACTAGGGTCAACGCGCACCTCTACCGCTTCAGTCCCGTACCCCCACCCCTGCCCTTTTGGGTTTGTAGATAAGAAGACCTCTCCCGTATTTTCTTTAGACTTCCATGTCCCTGTTCTACGGATTTCAGCGGCGGCTTCTGGGCTTGTTCGGTGATAAAGTGTAATCGTTCCGTCTGCATTCAGAGGAGGAAGATTGCCTTTTAGGTCAACAAGGTGGTCTACGTTTGCCGCACCTTTTTTCGCCACCTTCTCCACGCCTTCTTTCAGCCCCTCTTTGGCGGTTTTCTTAGCGCCCGCCTTTGCTGCCTCTTTGGCTGCCTCTTCGGCAACCTCTTTGGCTGTCGCTCCGGCCTTACCTACTACAGGAATAAAAGCCATAGAGGCAAGAACTGTCATGGCGAGTCGCTCTTTCTGACTCAAGTTTGGATTCGAGTCAAGAGCCTGCTTGGTCAAGTCATAGATACCACCCAACACAGATGCGGGGTACGCAAGCGCCTCGGCGACAATCGTCGGGCGAGCACGCAGTATATCCCCGACGTAGTTGGGTGTGCCCAGCGGACGGACAGAGATATCTCCCGTATAAGCAATGCCCTTCTCACGGGCGCGATCTTCGGCAGCGGTGGGGTTGCGGATCACGGTAGCCCCGGACATTCCTCCGCGAGGAGTCAGGGGTTCTCCGAGCTTAATACCAAGCTCCTTTGCAAGCGCGCGCTCTGTTGCCTTCGACTGGTCAGCGAGAACAAAGCGCCTTTCTTCACGGGACAGGTCTTGGATGGGGGCGTAGTGACCGCGCCCTGCATCAGCCAAGGATTGATTGTAGGCCGCCTGCCGTTGCCCCTCTTCGGAGGCAGCGAAATCCTCTTCCTCTTGGCGAGCCGCGCGCACAGCCTCACGCGAAGCCTCCTCTTGACGAGCTTTATCCGCCAACTCCTCCGACGTTGGGGGACGCGCTTTGAGGCCTAGGTTTTCCAGTGCCTCGTTAAAAGACATGATGGACAGGCTTGGCGACTTCCTAACAGACATGGCCTTTACCTACTCCGTTTCTTCAGCGCCTTCTTTTTCGGGAGCCGGCATGTTCAACGCGGGGCGGGCCTTCTCCTGAGCGCGCCTAGCGATCTCGAGAAGTTTTTCAAATTGAGCCTTAAACTCAGGCGTGTAGGGATGTGCCAAGCTTTCCCGAGTGTCTTCTATATCCCCTTCGGTCAGACCCGCAGGGGGCTCTCCTTCCGCCATAGGAAACTTCTCCATCGGCTCCGCCGTCTCTATCTTCTTCGCCCGCTCCATGTGCTCCTTCATATCCATCCTTTCCATAGCGGGGGAGGGCATGAGTCTGCGGGAGATCTCCGTGATGGAGGGCATCTCCGACAACTCTTCCGCTGCCGCATCGTCCGCCTCGGGGGTGCCCGGCTCTGGTGTGTTCGGATTCAGTCCATCAGGGGGCCAATGAACGGCCCGAAGAGTGCGGACCTCGGGTTGGAATGGAAATTGAGGCGGAATGGGTTCCACGAAATCAGCGCCCTCTGGTGGCTCTTGGATCTCCGGCCCCTCTCCCGTCCGGGCGTAACGCTCCTCAAGCGCCTGACTCATCGCGCGCTGCTCTGGGCTCCGTCCCCGCGTGGCGTCCAGTTGCTTCGCCTCCGAGGTGGCAGAGGCCAGATCAGAATCCTCTTCCGCCATATTCATCAGATCTTCTTCGCTCATTGTGGCGCGCGCACGAAGAACCAACTCTTGCAGCATCTTCGTTTCTTCGGGGGTCAGGGGGGTCAAGGTGTCAGCCATTTTTGGCCTCCAATACGGCGGGAGTTCGAGTTTCCTCTAGCTCATTTGCGTTAAAATAATCTCCCCGGAGCTTCTTCGTCTCTCGCTTCACCTGCACAAGCGCAGTCACGATGTCGGAATAAGTTTCCTGCGGAGTATCCGAGGTAGCATTCTTAGCAGCAATAACCGTGAAGTTCATTTCGTGCCACGCCCGGAGTTCTTTGGCGATGGCGGGGGTGATCCTCCCCTCCATCAAGGCGGCCATGATCTTACAACCAAAGCCTACAAGGTCATCATAGGTCTCGACCGTATGATCTAAAATAAAATCGGCGACTTCTTTACGCTTGTCCTTTGGGACCAGCATCAGCCACTGGGCGTAATCTCCGCCACCGCCCTCCGCCGGCCTACCTCTGCCCTGATTACTGCGGGTTCGATTAGCCATCAGAAAACTCCTGTAAAGGTATTAAGGTGGTAACTTGCTTGGGTCAAGCTTCCGCATCCCCCCATTTAAGTTTAGAAACAATCGCGCTGGCGGGCGACTCCGCAGTGCGAGTGAGGTGCGCCAAAGTGAGGCCCCTCCAAACCCGAATGGACTTTCTCTGCCCATTGAACATTACCTTGGTCACGGAACTCTTGTAGTCTCTCTCGGATAGCTGGCGGCAGAACAGAGAGTAACTCTGGGGTCGCTGCTTCATGTCTTCGCACCACTCGGCGTAGTCCATATAAAGCTGTTTCTTCGGGACCGACCTGTCCTTACCAATAATGCATCTCTCTTCCATGTACTCGGAGAGAACATCCATCTCCTCGCGGTATTCATTCGTCGCCACACGAACTTTTTGAGGGGGATTCAATCCATCCTTCTGCCACGATAAGCAGCCTTCAACCAGCTTATTCAGAATACCGGAGGATTCCTTCTTCAGCTTTTCCACCAAGTGGGGGTCTTTCTTGCTATCTGGAATTTTTACTCTCCAAGGGATCCGCAAGACGCGCCGCCAAATTCCCTCATCGTTGCCCTTGATGATGGGCCGATGATTCGCCGCGATGCACAGTTTGTGGGAGGGCATGAATTGGTAAAAGTCCATACGCATCCGACGAGCCCGGATGGGGTCGCTGCCGGTCAACTGCTTGATCAGCACCTCCGCAAAGGGCTTGCCCTTCTCGACTTCGGCGTTGGCCACAAAGCGGGCACCCTCCAAGTCAGCCACCTCCGTTGGGTGGGATTCGTTGTGCTTGGCCATCAGAAGTCCGGGCGCTCCCTGAATGGAGTATTCCCCGAGAATGTGCATTAAAACTAACAAGGCAGTAGTCTTACCATTTCCTCCTGTCCCCTCCATGAAGAGAAGAACCTGCTCCGTGACCATGCCCGTCAAGCAATAACCAAAGAAGCGGTGCAGGAACTCGACGACTTCCTCATCCTCCTCCATCGCATACATGATGAACTCATCCCAGAGGGGGCACTTCGCGTCCACATCCCATTCAACGGGGCTGATCTTAGTGATAAGGTCGGTCCTGTCGTGGTCAGATAGTTCGCCGGTGCGAAGGTCGAGGGTTCCGCTGGATGTGTTGAAGAGCCAAGGGTCAGAGTCCAAACGGTAAGATGGAATACAAACTTCAGCTTCGGTAGAGGCTACGGACACCATTGAGTTGAGCGCGCCGCACCCCTCACTGCGGAGGGCGTGGCGCTGAAGGGCACGCTGGCGCTGACGGTTTGTTTCAGCATTGGCGTCCTGAAAAATCAAACCAACCGAAGATTTCGCGTAGCGCTGAACCGCCCCATCCATGTCCCTCTGCCATCTGGCGTCATCAAAGATATACCAAGAGGCATGTGTTGGGCAGTAGCGCATGTTTACCCCGAAGGACGAGATCATCCGCTTCGCGTTCCCGAGGTCCGTCAGATTAAAGTTATCTGAAGACGATGGGGCCAGCGGGCCCTGTGGTGGGGTGTTGTCCTCTCCCCCTCCTCCAAAATCGTCCCCAGCCAACTCCTGAAGCCTCCTCCAGCCCAGACTGCGGCCATCATCGTCCCTTCCGTGGCCGGCACAGTTCTTATGCAGGCACCCGGCGGAGACTGCCCCGCTATTGAACTGCACAATGTAGGCGCTGCGGTCTGTATGGAAGGGATCCCAAGGACACACGTCGAATACCCAGCGCCGCCCCTTGCCCTGCCACGGGTCTGGCCCGGTTGCTTGAGGGAAGTGCGCAGCGACCCAAGTCTGGAGCCGCTCCTGATCATCCTCGGATAGAATAGCACGCTTATTCTCCTTTGGAGAATCAGCAAGCAGCGCTTGCAGTTGCTGCTGCTTGACAGCTTTTTTCGGAGCGACTTTAGAGATGATATGCGCCAAGGGCCAAGGGCGGTTGGGGGCATCTTCCCCTTTCCTTGAGTATGTACCGTAAACCTTCCATATCCGGCTTGGGTTGTAGACAGACTGGTCCACAACGGCGACACCGTCCAGATTAAAGCGGAAGGATAGGAGGTCAAGCAGCCTCTTGTGGTCTTTCGCCGTCAATCCCTCGCACAGGTACATGAGATGGTAGCCATTGCCGGAATCTGCAAACAATGGTTGCGGCCATCCGTGCGATTCCAAGAATGCGCGCACCTTCCCCGCAACAGCGAGGGCACCCTCCTTCTCTTCCTCCGTACTGGAGATGTTCGCCGGACGTGAGGGGTCGATGTCGATGAGTATCCACCGGATCTCCTCCACATCGGTATCCGTCGCCGCGAACCCGCGCCGAGCTACCCCAAGTGTGTTGCGGGCGTCCAAGTGAAAGTCCGCTTTAAGGGGGTTCGGCGTGAAGTACACCCCTCGAGCCCCCTCACTACAGAGATGTGCTGCTGCCTCCGCTAGAAGGCGGTGGTCATCAAAGAATCCGTTCAGATTCCGGTAACCCTCCGCCGTCTCTACCCCTAGTGCGCGTAATTCTACCACCTGATTCGGGCGCAGTACCTTCTCAAGACCGCGCAGGATGCGGGTCTCGCCTGACTTGTCCTTCATACTCCCCCCTAGAACAACGCTTCAGCGGCCTGAATCTTCTCAAACTCATCATCGTCGAAGCGCGTGTTCCGCAACAACTCCGTGATGGCCAACTCCGGTATCCTAAGTTGTCGCCCGACGCGATAGGCCCTTAGCTGCTGCGACCTGATTAAACGTTGCACTGTCCTAGAGCTAACCCGCAAACGCTGGGCTACCTCTACGACAGAAAGAAGCACATTTGATGACATTATCTCCCTCCTCTGTCCCAGCCCAAGTAACATAGCCGTCGTAGGTGTGCAAGGGGTGACAGGGCACGACATAGACGACAGCCTTGGATGTCTACACTTTGCTACGTTTTAGCGTAGACACGATAGTTCAGCTTGCAGCGGGCATATGGCTAGTTGTCTACACTGTCTACGCTTTTTTCCCTATTATGAGTTCTGTAGCTGTTTCGGGGTAGTACCATATAGGGGGGTACTATCTTTATATATATGGGATTGATTGAATGTAGGGTGTAGACACCGTAGACAACGTAGACATTGGGCCATAGTAAAGGATTAAGCTGGGATAATCTGTCTACACTTTGCCTCGCTAGGGTGTAGACAAAGCGTAGACAAGCGTAGACAAGAAAATGTCAAAAACCGCCGTCATGTTGAGGCAGTAACCCAGTAATAGAATTTTTTTTGCGAAAAAGGGGGATGGTCCGTTGCGCCGCCCGCCCACCTCGGGAGCCCTCGACCTCGACTCGACCCCCCTCGCGGGCACCATCTTCTGCGGGCCAGAACACCCCATTTGGGGGCTCTCAACCGGTAGTGGTCGCCCCCTCATGTGGTGCAGTGCATCCGGCGTGTACTCCCTCTCCGGTGGGGGTGTCTGAACGGGTCGTTGGGGTGTCGCTCGGAAGGGTGTCGCGGACCCCTCTCCTACATGTGGTGGTCTCGTCCCATCCTGATCAGGTTTGCGAGCAAGCTGGCTCCGAAGTCGGGCTCCTGATCAGGGCGACCCGGCCAAGCTCACCTCACGAAAGCCGGCGTTGGCCCGTTCGCGATCACCCCCATTTTCGCCCGAAAGCTGGCGTTTGCCCGTTGAGTTGGCTCCACGGTAGAACGCCGAATATCGCGAGGCCCCCGATCGTCGGGAGGCCCCCGAAACCCGTGTCATGCAAGAGTTTACAACTTTTCTAAACCCGCTGCCGGCCCAGCTTTACAGGCCCTTCCTCTGACCCGGCCCGTTTGCGCCTACACTACTAGTACGCCAAAGAGCGTCCACATTCTGAATCTCTTCTCTTTTCTTCTGGGGGCCATCCATGCGCATCAAGCTGTTCACCATCACCGACAACACCGACACCGTTCACACGGTCACCGGCAACATCTTCACCGCGATGGACTCGGCCAAGGCCATCTCCCTCGCGACCGGCGACTGGGTCACCCTCTGCTGCCCCGCCACTGGCCGGACCCGCCAGATCCTCCACAAGAACGCCTTCATCTCCTGATCACCAACCAACCTTTGAGGACACACACCATGACACTCCAATCCATTCTCGACACCGCCGACATCACCTTCGTGCCAGCCACGGCCAACCTCACCTACGAGGACGCCCTCGGCAGCACCGAGCCCCGTCGCCACCACGAAGGCCCGACGACGGATCTCAGCACGGAGTTCGTCCACATCTACCTGCGGAAGTACCTGCAAGGCGTCACGCTGGAGGAGGCTCTGGCCCGGTACAACCCGGCCAACGACGACGCAATCACCCTGCTTCTGGTGAAGCTGATCACCCAGCCCTAGCGGGCCGCCCCTTCGGGGGCGCTGTCGTGGGGAAGCCCACCTGACGAGCCCGATGAAGGGCGAAACAGCAACCAACGAGAGGACGACATGAAACGGACATACAAGACAGAGACACGACGGACGGCAGAATGGGTCATCAGCAAGCTGCGCCAGTACAAGGAAGATCACATCGAGGAGGCCTTCGGGTGCCCCGGCTGCACCATGCTCGACCTGCTCGGGTTTAACGCGAGGTCAGATGGCGACCTCGACACCGCACGCCTCTGCGAACGCTGGTTCGACAAGGTCACATCCGAGGAGGGCTACTAGCCGCCACGCCCCTTCGGGGGCACCGTCCGGGGGAAGCCCCGCTGATGAGGCCAAGCAAGGCCGAAACGGAACCAACCAACGAGAGGACGACATGACACCGACCACCAACAAGACCATCACCATCAACATGACCGCAGCCGAGGCCGAGACCATGCACCGCCTCGCGACCCAGTGCTTCACGGTTGGCTTTCACACCGCCTGCCACGGCGACGCCGGACTTCGGATCCTCCATCGGTATGCCCTCGCCGCCTACGCTGCCGAGAGGGACGCCTACAGCCGGATGAAGAAGTTCGACAAGAAGCACCCTCGACTCTCGGTGGCCGAGGCCGAGGCCCATCCGAAGTACCCCACCACCGAGCGGGTGCTGGCGAAGGACCGCGAGCTTACCGTCATTGCCACCGTGCTCTTCGGTCTCGTCACCGCCGGCTCTGGCTACGACAAGGACGACTTCATGACCGGGCTCAAGGTCTGGAAGGATCTCCCTGACGAAAGCAGGAGCCCGACTGGATGGGGTCTCGCCAAGTGCGTGTCGAACCTCAAGGTCCGCATCGTGAAGGAGGTGAAGGGCTGATCACCGAGCCCCCTTCGGGGGGCAGGGGTCGTGGGCTGTACCGCCCGCCTGACGATGGCTCATGGAGAGCCGAAACCCCGTCAGTCACAACCAGAGAGGACAACATGACACCGACATTCGACATCACCATCAACACCGGCGACACCGGCCCCCTCACGACCCGCATGGACGGGGACGACATCAAGCGTTCGAGCTACGACGAGGAGGTCGTGAACGATGTGACGCTAGCCCTCATCATGGCTGCGACGGCAGCGGCCAAGGCCACAGGCGAGAGCGTCACCATCGGCGGCGGCGGCTATGCCTGCGGCGTCACCGTCACGCCTGTCGCGCCTCTCTTCTCCGAGGAGTTCACCGCTTGGTGCGTTCGCCGCGCCGGCGAAGCGCGTCACATCCACTCCCGCCCATCGCGCGGGATCGAGCACGACCTGACGGCGACCATGCCCACCGCCACCTACGAGAACACCGACTTCGAGGGCGTCGTGCGTCGCATCAAGGTGGATGTCGTGGCCACCATCACGTCCTTCGACGGCGATGCTCGCTCGCACATCTGCGTTCGTCGGACCTTCACTGTCGAGCGCCAACTCAAGGACGGCGGCTGGGGTTTCGAGCGGACGTGGAGGAATAGTGACAGTCACTCCGTTGGCGAGATCGTCGAAAGGTATCTCGGGTACGGTGAGGACATGTCCGCCCTGCAATGGAGCGCCTTCCACTGGGCCTCACACGACATGCTGAAGGGATACTTCAGCGCCCTCCATGAGCACGGCTCCAACGCCACCGACAGGGGTCACGCCTACGCCGTGGAGCGCTCCCTCATCGTGGACATGTCCGACGCCATCGGTGACGCGCTCGTCGAGTGGGAGGTGCAGGGCTGACGCCCACCCTTCGGGGTCGGGCGCTGCATCTGCGCTCCTGACGATGGCCCACAGAGGGCCGAAACCCCGTCAGCCATCAACCATTCGAGAGGACAACATGAACATCGCATTCACCCAGCACGCATCCGAGCCCGGCATCACCATGACCTTCGACATCGAGACCGCAGTCTTCACGCTGGCGGGCGGAGAGGCCGAGGGCGTCAGGAAACTTCGCGCCCTTGCTACCCTGCTCGACATCGAGATCCCGAAGGGGCTCAAGATTACGAGCGATGGAACATCGCACATGGTCTACGACGGTGACCGCAACGCTCTCCACTACTTCCGCACCTCCGGCCCTTCTGCTAACCACGGTCCCCTGCGCGGTGCGTCCGAGGTGAAGGCCGCGTACATCGCCCACCTCATCGAGGAGCGCGTCAAGAAGCTTGAGGAAGATGAGCGCGAGGCCCGTTACGCATACGCAAACAACATCTGATCACCACCCACCCACCATTCATTCGAGAGGACACCATGAAAAAAATCCGCTTCACCATTGAACTTGACTTCGCCGAGGGCGCGTGCGCCCAACGCATCCACGACGACGTGAACGTCCACCTGACCGAGGGTCTGCGTGACCTGCTCTTCACCTACGGTCACGATCCCCGCTCCCCTGCCACGATGGACGACCTGTACGGTGCGCTCACCACCGAGGAGGTGGACGAGGCCGCCCCGAAGGAGGCGATGTACCGGGCAGCACTTGAGGAGGTCGGACCTACCATCGCCCACGCCACGGGCGCGGTGATCGAAGAGGCCTTCGACTACGCTGACCATGAGGTGGCGATCACCTACCCCGCCACCTGCGGACCCACCCCGCACACCATCGTCACCAGCAACCGAGGCCACTTCCGCAAGCACTGCTCCGACATGACCGACGAGGTCTGGACCTGCGTGCAGCAGGCTCTCTCTTCCGGCCTTCGCCCCAGCATGGCTGACACGGATGGGGGCATGGTTGGGCGCGTGTCCTTCCTGCCCATCACGAAGGGCGCCGCCGTCGTGCGCATCCACAATCGGTATGAGGGCTCAAGCTACATCGCCGCCAGCGAGGACGACTGCCGGTGCAACCTCTCCCGCTTCGCGTACATCGCTGCGTTGGAGCAGGGCGATGTCGTCACCGTGGGCAGGGTCATCGCCGAGCCTGTGCGCAGCGCGCAGGGAGGTGCAGCATGAACCGCGACACAAACACAACCTACGTCCCGTACCTGTACCCCTCCCTTGCGGACGGCCGCTACTTCTGCGACTTCTGGGATCTGCCCACCACAAAGTGGAGTGGAGACGAGCTTAGGCTGAACTCCACCCTGCTCTACTCCCGCTACGGCGTGCGCATCTACGAGCACCCCACTCACGGGGACGAGGGGCATCCCTTGGCCTACGTCGAGGACGAAAGGATGGTGTTCGTAGTTCGGGACTACAACCGAGAGGACAGGGATGCTGTTGCGTGGTGTCTCTCCCAGTGGGCGGTCCTGCTTGACCTTCGGGAGCGTGGCATAGATGACGTGGACAACAAGTGGTTCCGGGCAACCGTGAGGGAGGGCCAGCTTCAGCGCGAGCGTACCTATGACCGGGAGTTCTGGTGGTTGTGCGCGAGGGGTACGGTGCAGACCACCGTCCGCAAGCTGGCGCAGGACATCGTGGACTTCCGCAACCGAGGAGACATGGACGAGGCGGAGGAGATCCTGCGGCGGCTACAGCAGGTCTCGCTGAACACGAGCCGGTCCTACCACGCGGCGGCGCTCCACCTCTCGCAGTTCTTGCAGCTTGGAGGTGCGGCATGAGAGACCCCTACTTCAGCGACGAGACCGTCGCCGCCTTCGTCTTCATCTTCGGCACCCCGTGGCTGGTGACCCTGACCGTGCTCACTGTGAGCCTGCTGCTCGAAGGGGGTGCAGCATGAGAGACCTACGCTACGAGGTTGCCGCGTGGCTCCTCGCGATCGTCTGCTGGGCAGTTACAATGTACTTCTATTCACAACTCGGAGGTGCAGCATGAGCAGGCGCAAACGACAGGCCCCACCGAAGCGACGCAACGCCGTCGTGCAGGCCATGAAGTCACGCTCCGCCAAGGCGGGGTACCACACCGACAAGAAGAAGGAGGCCGACCGACGAGCCTGCCGCCAGAAGCGGTGGCTGTGATCATATTGTTGCCCCTACATCTTGAGTCAGTTAACCACGGTGAGCCGGCACCAAACCACCCGGCAGGAGGACACACCATGACGAAGAACCGAGCCTACCTCACGCACAACGAGGACGAAGGCATCTGCATCCACGGCACCTACAAGCAGGGCACCCTGACCGACATCACCTACAACCAACTGTACCTCGCCTTCGGCAAGCACATCTGGGTGGAGGGCCCCGATCAGGTGGACTGGTCATGGAACATTGAGTTCCCCTGCGGCACCGTGGCTACGGTGTACAACTGGAAGAACGGTCCCAACTACTGCGGCCCCGGCGGCATGAACCGCTTTCAGGTCACGACGTGGAACGTCGGGGGCAACAGCGCCGAAGCGTACCACCTCGTCAAGGCTGCACTCGAAGGGGGTGCGGCATGAAAAGCATCGCCCAGTTCCTCTACCTCTGGCCGGCTATCGACTTCTGCGACGCCTACCACCACAGCAACCTTCGCATCGAGAAAGAACTCGACGGACGCTACCACGTCTACGACATGGGGGCCTAGACATTCTCTTGACAAACCTGCCCCCCACTTGGGGGGCGCAACCAATTACTAGACAGATGCAGGAACAAACCACCTGCTTGGAGGACACGACATGAAACTCACTCTCGCCGAAGCCTACGACCACCCTACCCCCGAGGTAGACATGGACACGATCAACCACGCAGACGACTGGAGGGCCTGCGCGAATGCGATGGAGCGCTTCGTCGTTAAGGCCCGCGCCTATGCTGACAAGCTGGAGTGCGGCAGCGCGGATGCGTTGGAGCCCATTGTGCCACAGACTCCGGTCGTTCCGCCGGACATGAACCCGACCCTCGATGATGAACCTGAACCCCACTCCCCGTTCTAAGGAGGACGACATGGAAGACTCACGCTACGACGACAAGGGCACCAACCTCACCCGCGAGAGCGGGTGGGACATGACCCCGCAGGCATCCAAGTTCCTGCACGACTTGCTTCACGGCAAGCACGACGCATCTCTTGATCGCAATGGTGCGCGCCCCGGCAAGGACATTGCTCGGGTGTACGTCATCAAGGACGAGCGCGAAGAGACCGAGGCCGGCAACGAGTACAGCGACGACGTTGAGGTTCGCGTCTCTCTTGATCTGTGTGTCGAGTACGAGAAGACGATCGCCCAACAATTCCACGGTACGGTGAGCCGCGTGCTCGTCAGCGCCGACTTTGATGTTGAGGTGGTCGCCGACTGGCAGAACCTGTCCGACCCCTGCGAGCCAAACACTGGGCTCGGTGAGTTGTGTGAGGAGGACCAGCTTCGAGTGCTCATCGTGTCCGCGCCTCAAGAGGTGTCTGCCTCACTGTGGTTCTCCGAGGAGATGCCGAGGGGCAGCGTGCGCTACGAGGTTCACGCTCGTCTGGTTGACGGACATGCCTACTTCTACTTTGACTACGCGCACGACCAGCCGGAGCCAGCCGAGCCAACCCCAACCCCAACCCCAACCCCCGTCGCCGTTGTCCATGATGACGACGACCTGCCGTTCTAAGGAGGACGCAATGTTAAGTGAAAAACAGAGTGAAAAACTAGAGAGCATCAGCCGCATGTTGTACGAAGTGTGCGAGGCGCTCCCCGATGTCAACCCCGCTGAAGTGGAGAAGGTTCTGGACCACGCGCACAGTGTGCTGCATGACATGCTGACCACCGACGCCATCGAGAGCACGAAGGAGGTGACGGCATGACCGAGATCACCGGGCTGGAGTTCATCGTGTTGCTCGCCTCCTTCTACCTCGGAGGTATGGGCACGGTGTTTTTGATGCAAGCGCAGGACGAAGGGGGACGATAAGAAAACGAGAAACTTTGTTGCGTATCTACGCACCCCTAAATACAGGGGTCATGATGGCGAAGGGAACGGCCACAACAGTTCCCAACCATACTTGAGAGGACAATATGTTTGACGATATTGAATATGATCATCAGGCCCCCGCCACCACCCTCGGCTTCAAGGTTCCAACCGAGTCCGAGAATATCGTGCAGGCTCTCCTGTCTGCCGACATCCCATTCGACGCGCCCGTCAAGGTGCCGATGGCTTCCATCCTACCCGACGGTGGCGTGCGGGTGATCCCCGGCAAGTACAACCTGATGGACAGTCGTGGCCGCATCGTTGGTGAGAACGTCACCGACCGCTACACACCCATCGGCTTCGGCGAGATGTTCGGAGTGATTGACCACCTGCTACAGGAGGGCTTCTCCCTTGACAGGGCCATCGAGTTCAACGGGCGCAGGCTCTTCGTCAGTGTGGAGTTGACGGACTACCAGTTCGACGTGACCGGGGACGGCGACCTCGTCACCCCATACGTTTGGACCCGAGGTTCGCACGACAGTAGCTCCTCCACCGAGGTGTTCGTGGCCCTTGGCCGTGGCTACTGCACGAACCAACTGGTCGCAACAAGGCAGATGGTCAAGCGCATGGGCCTGCCCCATACCAGCATCCGCCACACGCGCAGCGCGCCGGAGCGTTTGCGTATGGCGGAGGATCTCTTCCGCAACTGTGAGCGGATGATCATGACGCAGAAGGCGATCATGAAGACCCTCGCGGATACTCCCTTCAGCGCGATGGACTTCGCCGACTTCATGGACAACCTGCTTCCACTGCCCGAGGTTCCTCTGGAGGGCGAGCCTACCCGTGGCTACACGTTGGCAGAGAACCGTCGCGAGTTGCTCTTCGACTTGTACGAGCACGGGCGCGGTGCCCACTCTGGACGTGGCTCGAAGTGGCAGGCGCTCAATGCAGTCACCGAGTACAGCACACACCACATCCCAACGCGGGGTGGTGACCGTGAAGAGAAGCTCTTCCTCGGTTCAGTTGAAGGCCCTGCCGCCAAGTTGAACGAGCGCGCGATGGCACTGCTCACTGCGTAGGACTTGAGGCCCCCTTCGGGGGGCCACCTTTAGGGAGGTCAACATGGGAGCACATGACGAAGAGTACATCAACCAGTTCCAGCCTCGCAGCAGGAGGAAGTCAGTGCCTATCTATGAGTACAAGTGCGACGGTTGCGGCGATGTCTTCGAGGTGTTCGTCTCGATGGGTTGCAGGGACAAGCAGACGTGCCCCAACTGTGGGTACAAGGACTCGACGAAGATGGTGTCCGGCGGCTCGTTCGTTCTGAAGGGCGGTGGCTGGTACAAGGATGGGTACAGTAAGGAGGGAAGTGATGATTGAAGCGAGAGTTACATTTGCAAATGAAGATGACTACGCATGGTTCTTAGAGATTATGCAGGAGGCTTGTGACGCTAGCGACCTAGATCTACCACTTACTATTACGAAGGTATACCTGTGCCCGCCGGGTGGAAACACACACGACCCTTACTTTGGTTTTGGTGGCGGCGATGCCTCGTAAGCTGAAGAAGTGTCCTGATTGTTTGGACGCGGGCTACCTGTCCGTCTTGGCGTGGCGTCACGGAGACGAGCGGAAGATCGTGGCCTGCGATTGCAGGCATGGTCGCCGCTTCCTCCGGGTGTGGCGCAGGGAACTTGCTAAGGTCTCACCACCAGCCGAGCGCAAGCCCCGCCCAGTACGTGCCGAGCCCCCCGCTGATCACGACATACGAGAGGATGTAGAGGCAAGCAAACGTCAGGACGGCACGCTTAGATTCCATGAGGGAGATTAACATGGCAAGAGACATTGCACACACACAGTAGTTTTGGGAGAAAGAATGAAGTTCTATACAGTAACTTGGGACAAGCAGGAAGATGAGGACCGTGGCGAGTGGGGGCCGAGGGGTCCGCGCATCCGCTTCTTTGAGTTCAGTGACCCGGCCATGAAGTTCATGGAGGGCCTCGCGTGTGGGGCTGACCCCGAGGGGACCGAGGTGGGCCACTACCTGTGCGAGTACGAGGTGCCCGACGAGGACTTGACCCGAGCCGGCATCATCAAGATGTTGAATGACGCTGCCCGTCAGACCTGTGACGGCGACCTCAACACTAACCAAGAAGGGTTCGATGAGCCGATGGCCCACATCATTGAGGGTGGGAGATCATGAAGTGCCCTGTCTGTGGTTCATCAAAGAACAAGGTGATTGACTCTGTCAAGACGTACACGCGCAAGGCCGGGAAGAAGAGGTACATCCTCAACCGACTGGTGAGTGCGCTGCGGATGCAAGACACGGGAGAGTTGGCCCGTAGGGGTGGCGTCGGGAGGCGTCGCCACTGCACCCACTGTGACTGCTACTTTATCACCCACGAAGAGATCGCCCAGATCATGAGGACCAAGTGAAGCTAGTTACTACCGACCCCTGCTTCGGGAAGCGTGGCACGATACGAGGCATCATGACCTCCATATCTCTTGAACTAGACGAGCATCCCGATGCTGCGGACTCCATTATGTACGCCATCATGGGTGATATGTTCGACCTTGAGATTGAGATCGAAGGTGGTGTGTTGAAGGTCACGGGCAAGAAGAGGGACATCTGGTCGTGGCTCTCGTTCACGATCTTGTGGACGCTGGGTGAGATATGAGAGTACACCAGTGGGTGCTCGACGGGTTCCTCACCGAGTACCAGAACGAGGGTTGGGACTTCATGTTCCAGAAGGACGCCATCCTGTGGTGGGCGTGCGGGTCAGGTAAGACGCTAGCTGCATTGTTGTGGGCCTCGTCACAGGGTGAGCCCGGCAAGACGCTGGTCATCACACGCGCCCCCGCTCGCCGCCAGTGGCAGCGGGAGGTGTCGCACTACACCACGGGCCGTGCCATCGTGGGTGAGAGTAGGACGCCGATGCCTCTTGAGGAGATGCGCGACGCTGACATCCTGATCCTCTCATGGGATACGATACCCTACTGGATCGATGCGATAGCTGCGTGGCGTCAGACGACGGGTCGCCTCTTCGTGGTGTTCGACGAGCTACACAAGGGCAAGTCGTGGCGGCGACAGAGGAAGTACCTTGGCCGTGATGGCAACGTCAAGTACCGCTCGGCGGAGAACCGCGCGGCGGCAGCCTGTGCGATCTCACGCATGGCGCACCGTCGTCTCGGTCTTACGGCGACGCTGATCAGGGACAGGGTTGGCGACCTGTGGGGTCAGGCTGACCTAGTGTCTCCCAACTTTCTAGGTACTAACTGGTCTTTCGTACACCGCTACTGCGATGCGAAGCCCGGTAAGTTCGGCGGGCTCGACGTGTCCGGCCGCTCGAATGAGGAAGAGTTAAAAAAGAGACTGGCAAAAATAGTTCATGTAGTCTCGCGCGAGGAGATGGCGCGGAAGCTACCTCCGAAGAGGCGGCAGCTTGTGTATCTCTCGAAGACAGATCTGGTCCGCCCTTCCGGGTTCGCTGCGGATATGAAGAGGGCCGCCCGCAACGGAGCGCAGGCTCTCTTCGAGGTGAGGATTCTTTCAGCGGCAAGTAGTAAGCGCCGCTGGATCGCGGAGACGGTGGCCGACGCGGTGGACGCCGGACAAAAGGTCTGCGTCTTCACTGGGCGGCGCAAGGACTGCGAGGCTCTCGCCAAGCTGATCGGGAAGAAGCTGAAGGATGCTCCCCTCTGGACAGGGCACGGCGGTGACAGCACCCAGTACCGTGACGGCATCGTCGCCGAGTACGCAGCGCATGAGGGGGCGGCGGCATTCGTCGGCACCACCGATGCGTTCGGCGAATCCATCGACGGGTTGCAGAACACGGACCTTGTGGTCTTCGGGCTGCTACCGTGGACGCCGGGACAGATCACACAGGCGGAGGGACGCTTCAGCAGGCACGGGTCGAAGCGGTCGGTACTGATCATGTACACCGTAGCCAGTGGTACGGTGGACGAATACGTCGCGGACATACTGATCGACAAGCTTCAATCAGTGGAGGCTGTGCTGGATGATAAAGAGTCCGGCGAGGTGGCCGGCACCCTCATGGGAGATCAGGACGAAGACTCGATCATCGCTTCTATACTCGCTGCCAGTGCGGGTCTATAAGTTTTGACATCTGGTTGACATCTACCTTGTTAACTTATTCAGGTCAGCAACCAAACTGACACAACCATTGGAGGACACATGGGGCGCAAGCCAACGAAGAAGCAGATGATTCAGTTTTGCCGCGATGCGGTGCGGGCTACACTCGAGGGCGAAGAGGGCGCGTGGTCCTTTGAGTTCGTGACCTACCGGGACGAGGCTCACCAGCATGACGCGGCGGATGTTACTGGGCTCGGGTACGCAGACTCAATCGAGGGCGACTTCCTTGAGTGGCCTCGCCTGCGGGAGTGCGTGGTACCGGGTCGGGTCGTCGATGTGTTCATCTTCAGGCGTTGGGACCAGTACGAGCGGGAGTTGTGGGACCACTGCCTCATCACCCTGCCAACAGAGCGGGCCGCCTACGAAGCGGGAGGTGAGTGATGGGTGACGAGACGATCGACTACAAGGCTACCATCCACCGTATCCGGGGCGAAGAGATACAAGAGCGTGCCCTCGAAGTGAAGAAGCTTCTGCACTCGATGGACATCCCCGCGTTCCGCCGAGACGCGAGTCGCCCAGCCAACGTGCGCTGGTTGATCCGCAACCTCGCTGCCCGCAACAACAAGCGGGCCTCGTTCAAGACCGTCATCCGCGAACTGGTCCTGTTGGACAAAGCCTTTCGCATGTGGGAGAACGCATGACACTTGCAGACTTCTGGGCCGAGTGCAACCACTGCGGAGAGTTCATTGAGTACGAGCAGGATCGTTCGTCGCCGTCGGAGCCTATGTGCCCTACCTGCGATGGGCCCGGCTGGTACAGCGTGATCGGCAAAGACGGGAAGCCCGAGCCGATGGAGGACGCATGCAATACCTAGACACCGGTCCCTCTCGCGCCGGCTGGCACAGGCTGGCCAACGTGCTCAAGTGTCCCCGCTACTACGCCTTCAACAAGGAGCGCGAGTGGAAGCCAACCGATGCGTTGGTTCGCGGCACGCTCATGCACGTTGCGCTCGCCCACCACTATGCCAACCTCCAATGTGAACAGCAGGACGAGGAGCCCTCGTACCTGTCGCCCGAGGATGCGGTAGCGCGCTGCGCCGTGGAGGCTGGCCATCCGCTCTACGACAAGTGGTGGCGCAAGGTCATTGAGGTGTACCACCAGTACACGGCGATGTACCTCACTCCAAGCTGGCACATCCTCGCCGTGGAGAAAGAGGTGGAGACGCAGGTGCTCGACCCGCACATGGACCACACGGAGAGGGCGTATGACTACACGGCACGCATCGACCTGATCGTGGAGCACCACGACAAGGTGTACTTCGTGGACCACAAGACGAGCTTCGCCATCCTGCACAGGACACACAACAAGTATGCCCTGTCGGGCCAGTTCCTCGGGCAGCAGATGATCGGGCGTGAGATGTACGGCGACCAGTTCGGGGGCGTCATCTTGAACCTCATTGGCTGGGATGACCGCAAGCCCGTTTCTTCGTTCAAGAGGAAAGTTCTGCCGTATGCCGAAAAGTCTGTTGCGCGGTTCCCCGAGACGGTTAGGTTGGCGGAGCGGATGATAGCCCAGTTCGATGGAAGGGAAGCCTTCGGCTGGCCGGGGAGTCACCAAGAGCACGCATGCCAAACAACCTTCGGCGAGTGCCGTTTCTTTCAGACCTGCAAACGAGGAGGACACTATGAGTAAGACGAAGATCAAAGACCTGCCGAAGGTGTTCGGTATTATCTATGCGCCGCCCAAGGTGGGCAAGACGCTCGGCCTACTCAAGTCGTTCGCCGGCTCGACCCTTGTGATCACGTCGGTGGGGGGAACCTCCTGCTCTGACTACATCGGGCATGAGCCAGACACTTGGGTGATCACCCCCGACACGACGGTGGACAAGATCACCGATGTCGTTCACCGCGCTTCGAAGAAGTACAACGCGATCATCATTGATGACTTCAGCCTGATCGCCGATGCGGAACTGATTCACATCCAGAGCAACCCACGCAACGCCGGCTTCAAGGCATTCGATGTTTTGATCAAGACGATGTACAAGCTGCGCGACGGGGTGCGTAACGCGGACTGCCACTGCTTCCTCGTCATGCATGAGACCCCGCCACGCGAAGTCACCCGTGACAACAAGACGGTGTTCATCCCCGGACACCCCTCCATTACAGGCTGGAAACTGCCGGAGAAAATCCCGGCGATGTCAGACTTCGTGGTCCGCATGAAGTATGACAAGGACGCCCTAAGCAACTGGCCCTACGTCTACCAGTCTGCGCCGACCCCAAACTACATCACGGGTAGCCGCCTCTCGATGATGCCTGATTACTCACCCACCAACATTCGGGAGATCATGATAGCGACAGGCTATGACCTGCCCCGAGCCAAAGGACTGGAGTGGCTCGACGAGTTGGCCGAGAAGGTTTGCCAAGGGATCATAAAGGCAGAGGCAAAGGACCGACGCTCGGTTAAGAAGTGGTTGCAGGCAAACGGTGCCAGCATTTCAACCAAGTACAAGGACAAGGATCCAAGACACGTTCGCTGGGGAGTCAGCGACGGCATTGATAGGGCGGTACTTCGCCGCTACAAGACCAACCTGTTGGATGATTTTTTCACCAACTTTTAGTAGAGGGAGATGACAATGGTTAAGTTTCGTATTGATAAGAGTGAGAGTTTGCAGGGCGGCAAGTTGAGCGTTCGAGGCATCTACCGCATGCGGCTGGATATGCTGCGCGCGGACATGAGCAAGGCCGGCAACTACATGGCAACGTGGAAGGCCACCGTCGAGGATGGTCCCGAGAAGGGCCGCGTGTGCTACGGCCAGCTTATGTACGCTGACGCCACTGGTCAGCCCTACGCTTGGGCGGGTCGTGTGTGGATGGAGTTCCTTGAAGGCATTGGTTACACCCGCGAGGATGCTGGAGATATCTTAGACTCCGGCTGCGAGTGGGATGAAATCGAGGCGTGGGGCTCGGACCATGTTGTCGGTCAGTCCGGTTGGCTGGAGTTCACTCCACCTATCGGTGAGGGTTCCTTCGCCGAGACGGAGTGGCTGCGCGAGAGCGAGGCCGAGTCACGCAAGGCGATTGCTGCGGAGGCCGCTGCGGCCCGTGCAAGCCTCGACGCTGACGTGCCATTCTAATGACTTAGGGGCGTCCCAATCCCGGCACGTTTGTGTCCTCTCGTTACCGGGTAAGGTTCGTGGTTGTTCCTGCGGGGCGTCCCTTCACCTCATTGGGGGTGCTTCAATCTCACCAACTGTTGTGAGTTCGGTTGTTGAGTAGGATTTTGAAAGTTGGTCCGCGAAGCATCCCCTTTTTCTCTGGAGACATAATGAACTGCTGGCACTGTAAGGCCGAGTTGATCTGGGGCGGCGACCATGAGGCGGAGGACAGCCACTTCTACAGTATGGTCACCAACCTGTCCTGCCCAAAGTGTAGCTCACTGGTGCTGGTGTACTCTGGCGTCGAAGAGAAGATGCCCCCTGCAAGGATTGAACTGACGGAGGACACGGATGGGATTTGATAAGGCGAAGTGTGAGCGCTGCCCTCTTCGGAAATACTGGCAGGCCGAGGGTAAGTGGGAGCGCGTTGACTTCTTACACAACGGCTCCGATGTTCTGGTATTAGGTGACGCCCCCTCGAAGCAGGCGTCCGTTCTCGGAAGGGCATGGGCCGACGAGCATGGCGTCGCGATGAAGGATGCGCTCGAGTCTGCGGGGACCAAGGCCCACGGTGTTGACTACGGCTACGTCGTAGGGTGTCGGTGGCCGAAAGACGACGCGCGTATGTTTATGCAGATACTCAAGAAGAGGAACCGTCAAGGTGCGGGCACCGGCAGGCGTCCTGCGATGTCCCCCGTCGAAGCGTGCAGGGGTCACGTCGAGGAGGAGATGGCCCGGTACAAGACGGTGATCACCTGCGGCCCCACCGCGACCAAGTTCATGCTCGCCGGCAACCCTTCACTCGAGGCCGTCAGAGGTGGCCCTACGCTTGTTGAGGGACTCAAGATACTCCCGACCTATCACCCCTCACAGGTCGCCGCACAGAGGCATCTGACGCCCGTGCTGCATGGCGATGTGCAGAAGGCAATGCGTCACCACAAGGGCACCCTACGCTGGAAAGACCCTGTGGTGAGATACAACCCGGCACCCGATGTGGTGCGTGAGTTCTTTGACGACGCACGCAAGAACGAGTGGGTGCTGACCTATGACGTGGAGACCGACGGTGTGGACGCCCTGAACTGCGAGCTTCGCTGTATAGGGATCGGCACGGACAACGAGGTTTTAATACTGGGCTTCCTAAGTATCGACGGAGTGTCAAGATTCTACTCGCCAGAGGATGAGCGAGAGATTAAACGTCTGCTTCGTGAGGTGTTCGATGATGAGTCGGTTCGTATTGCCGGTCACAATGCAGGTTACTTTGATCGTCTGGTGTGTGAGTCTCATAAGCTAGGGAACCCCACCTCCCTGATCGATACCATCCTACTCCATAAGCTGGGCGCGTCCGAGTACCGTCACAGCCTTGGCTTTGTGGGCTCGGTCCTTACTGATGTGCCGGCATGGAAGGCCGACCACGCGGGTGTGACGGCGAAGACCGACGAGGAGCTTCACCAATACTGCGCTACCGACGTGGCCGTAACCTCTCGTATTATTCAGCCCTTGTTGGAGATGGTCTGGGAGAGAAAGCAGACCCATCTGATCGACAAAGACCTGCGCCTCCAAAGCTTGTGTGCGGGCATGCGTCGTATGGGGATGCGTATTGACGAGGAGACTCGCGCTTGGCATGAGGAGGAACAGACGGAGATCGCGTATGAGTGGCGTCTGGAGTTGAGCAAGATCCAGCCCGACATCAACCCCAACTCACCGACCCAGTTGCGTCGCCTGCTCTTCGATAAGTGGGCGTTGCCTCCCCATGAGTACACCCTGTCAGGTGAGCCCTCCACTAGCGCAGCCTCCCTGCGGTCCCTGTCCATCAACCCTTTAGTGGACGATAGGCAGCGTGCATTTTTACAGGCGCTTCGGTTCTACCGTAGAGCGGAGAAGCTGTTATCTACTTACCTTAGAAAGTTCGCGCCCGGAGCGGGTGTCGTAAAGGATGGCTATGTCTACCCCGACTACAACTCACACGGAACAGTTACTGGAAGACTATCGTCCTCTAACCCAAACTTTCAGAACATACCTTTCAACCTACGGGATATGTTCATCCCTCCAGAAGGCTGCGTCTTTGTGGGTGCGGACTACGATCAACTTGAACTACGATTCGCAGCCGCCTTGTCTGGAGCGCAGCACTACCTCGACGCCTTCGAGAAGAAAGAGATCGACCCCCACAACCTCACTGCGGACCTCATGTTCGGAGAAGCGTTTTGGAAAGCGGAGGGAGCGCCGGATACCAAGATGGGCAAAGGCACGGGCCAGTTCAAGCAACTGCGGAACCTCGCCAAGACCATCTGCTTCGCGTCACTGTACGGAGCCTCTGCCCCGAAAGTCCACGAAATCAGCGGGCGGGCGGAAGACGAAGAAGGGAACATGCTCTACGCGCACTACGACCTGCGGCAGATCCGATTGCTGCATCGCCGATGGAAGTCAGAAGCCCCGGAGTTTGAAGCGTGGTGGAAAGAAACAATAAAGCATTTCTCTGACTACGGGTACGTCGAGGAGCGCGTGTGGATGCGCCGGCGTTACTTCGCGGAGGAGGACTACAACGCCATCCTGAACTTCGGGGTGCAGGCGGGAGGCTTTGCAGTAGTGGCCATGTCTATGCTTGAGTTGGTGGAGCAGCACATCCCCTTCGACTTCGACAACAAGATAGGTCTGGTCAATCAGCTACATGACGCTGTGCTCCTGTCGGTGCCCGAAGAGCGTGCGCAGGAGGTCAAGGAGATCGTTGACGAGACACTGACCCGCAGGGTTGAGGGTCTCGATGTTACCTTCACGGCCAGCGCAGAGATTGGCAGAACTTGGAAAGATGTCTAGGGAGGACGGATGAACAAGAAGAAGCAAGAGCGAGTGCTGGAGGCCATACCCGCAGGAGGATGGTACACCACGCGCGAGGTCGCCGACCGCAGCGGCTACGCGCCACTGACGTTGGACTACTGGCTGCGTAAGCTGGCTAGTACAGGAAGGATTGACCACCGGCAGATCCGATCCACCAAGGAGAACCTTTGGCGCGTCGCCTAGTGTGGGAGAAGGAGGGGAGCCGTTGCTCACGGTGCGGGGAGGCGCGCACATGGAACTGGGGAATTATGGACACCGTTGTTGACGCGGGTCCACAGGGAGGCTGGGAATGCGAGAACAGACACGCGGGCTGGATATGGCCCCGAGAAGTAAGGGAGGACAAATGATTGATGAGATACATTCTAATGTGAAGGGCAGGATTGACCTAAGTTTGCACTCGCCCTACAACCTGATCATCGGCCGCAATGGCTCGGGCAAGAGCGCTATCATGCACTCCATCGAGTTGGCTGCATTCGACACCGCCTTCGATGCGGCGGGTAAAGATGTGAAGCAGAAGGGCGCGCTTGAGAGGCTCGCTCCGCGCGGGGCAAAGCTGCACTCAACTCTGTACGTTGACGGAGAGGAGGTATGCTGGGGTGACCGCAGCGACCGCTTTGACAACGTAGTTGCTATGGCTATGCATGCGCTCACCGGAAGTACCGCGTCATTGATGGAGTTTCTTTTGGAGCACATCGACGATGATAACCACCCCATTGACCTGAACATCCCCGGCTGGCAAGCGCGCGTGAAGCATCATGGTTCATACCGCAAGGCCCTGTTGGAGATGTCACGCGGCACAGCCTCTGCGATCCGAAGTCACCAGTCTCGCCTGCGCGAGTTGAACGTGGTGCAGGGCTTCTTCGATGAAGGCTATGGAGGTGGGGCACCCGTGGAGATCATCAACGACAAGCACGGGCTCGAAGAAGACATTCGTCGGGCTAAGGAGTTGAAGAAGCAGATTGATGCCGAGGCTCTTCGGTTCATCCGGGGCTCGTTCTCTACTGTGGAGGCCCACATCAACAGGTATCTGCCCGAGGAGATCGGGCGCGCTGAGTTCTGCGAACTTTCGGAGAGAGAGTTTCGCCTCTCACTTAATGGGACGGTGGTTATCCCCTCGGGTGTGGAGACTGTGGCGCTTGCTGTGGCGCTCGCGGGTGCCCTCTTGAGTGGCCCGAGGTCACTCTTCATCCTACCTGACAGGGCGTATGACCCCGTCACGCTTGGGTGGATAATGCGGGCGCTTCGGAATGTAGAGTGCGCAGGTGCATTTGTGCAGACGACTGTGTTACCGGAAGGCTATGACTTTATGTCCCTTGGTTGGGACTTGGTGAGGGTGTGATGAAAGTTTGTCCCGTTGGTTTACATCCTGCGGAGGTTGGGAGTACCCGTCTTCGCGCTCGAATCCTTCAGGCCCTGCCGGTGTGGTGGGGCTATAAGTATGGCCACAAGGTGGACTACCCACCTCACATCCCCGGCATCCCGCACACGCTGATCCGCACGGGGACGAGGGAGATCGATTGCTCCACCTTCACCTATGGGTTGCTATCGGCAGTCTATCCCAAAGCAGACTGGGGCTTTGAGCGGTATAAGAAGTGGCAGATGTGGGGCAGAGATGACCTGTACGGTCCCCTGACCACAGCCGACGAGCTTGGCATCACTACCCAAGGCCGAGGCAACGGGTGGTATCTCTATCAGAAGTGGGAGAAGCCTTGGGAGCGCGGCCACTCTTTCCTCGCGCTGAAGCGTGGAGACCTGCTTCTAGTTCTCGAGGCCACGTCTCTATCGTCGATGTCGGGTGTGATCTGGCGCAACATCTGCAAGATTGGAGATGTGGATAGCTTCGACATTCTGCCTTCGGAGTGGTCAGGCACCGAGGAAGAGATCCTCGGCGACGCCGAGTTCCGCTGCGTCAGACTACGGGGATGAGCCGTACAGCAGGGCGATGTCAACGGCGCTTGATGTTGCCGCTGGGGTGCCCGTGTTGGCCTGCGTAGTCGTCACGATGTACGAGAAGTAGCCAATCTCCGTGCCCGCTGGGAACATGAAGTGCTGCTTCGTCGATGCCTCTGCCTTGAGGGCCATGATCGGTTCGTTGGTGCCGTGGGCTGGCGATGCTGCGTTGTACACCTTGAGGTAGGTAACCGCGCTGTTGGCAGTGTTGTCTACCTCAATCTGGTAGGCAGTCACGGCGGTGTCTGACAGCGGGTTGTTCACGGCGCTCGCGTTGGAGATCGTCGCGGTGTATACGCTGCCGCCGATAGGATCAAGAAGGGGTTGAATCTGCGCCATCAGTTACCTCACTTAAAAACCATCTGGATAGCTATGGTACGCGCAGGACTGCTTCCGGCGGCAGTGCCCCCGACGCTGCTCGCGTTGTACCCTAAGCCGTTTGAAATCGTCAGCCCGTTGGGGAAGTGGAAGATCTCCGTGGCCCCGTAGGTGATTGGGAAGATGAGGTCTGGCAGCGTTGTGCCGATCGTGACCTGCTCCTTGGTGTCGAAGAGCTTCAGGTAGTCGAAGCTGCCCGATGACGCCCCGCCGCTGCTCGTAACGTACAGGAAGTAGAGCTTTCCGCCCGCGCCGAAGGCATCACTTACCGCAGCGGTAGTGGTCAACGAGTCTACAAGCTGGCTGTAGTCTACCCGAGTAGACTGTTTATTTACTGTAGCGGCCATGCGTTACCCCATGATCTCATCAAGGTATGAACTAATTTCTTCCAAAAGCACTGCGATGATCACGTCTCGTTCAGAGTTGCTGATCTTGCCATCATCAGACAGCGCACCTGTGATCTCCCGACCAACCCGAAGGATGCGCGAAGCCAGCGCGAAGATGTTGAAGCCCTTCTTACCTTTCTTGCCCATGCTTTTCTCCGATAAACTGACGCCAGCCGGTTTCAAATGCGATTCGCTCGAAGGGATCTTGTCCCTCAAAGACTTGGCCATCCCATACGATCCGGCCATTAGTGATTGGAAGTAACTGAATATGAACATCATTCGTGTTCTCGTCAAGTATAGCTAATCCCACCGCCTGTTGCCAGTCAGGAGCTAAAGAAACTCCGGGCGTCGGACCCGGCACTCTGACCAAACATCCGGGGCTCATTGCCGTGACGGTCTGGGGCCCAGAGGGACCGTGGAAGGTTTTCTGTACCATCTCAACCTTGTGGATGTGGCCGTACACCTCGGACCACCGAGAGCTTTTGGCTATCGCTGTAGCCGTACTTCCCGCCCCTGACCTGATTTTGTTTCCGTGGGTCACCCGGACGGGGGAGTTGGACTCTGGCCACAGCCACCAGTCCGCACCATAGGGGCCGATGTACTCGATGTCTAACTTGTCGAGATGCAGCAGGCGGTTGAGACTTAGCACCGGGTCTGTCTCCAAGGCTGGCGCGATACCCGAAGCTTCCGGTAGTAACTCAACAACCGCCCGATCGACCCGCGCCTCATGATTTCCAGCCATGTAGACTATCTTACTGGCGGGAGATGCGCCGCGTAGGTCAGCGAGCCACCAGTGTAGCTCGTCAATACTTGGCTGCGTCGTCTGCCTGTACTCTGGCTTGCGAGGAAAGCGTGTGCTCCACGGGGCAAGGTCGAGCATATCCCCCAGCAAAACTACGTTTTCGGGGCGCATGCTCTTCACTAACGACATGACGGCGTCCATCGCAACCCGGTCGTGCATGGGCTCGAGATATGTGTACCTGTCCCGCCAGCAAAATCCTAACTGCAAATCTGGGATAAAGAGTGTAGTGCGCAGTCCGCAGACACGGCCCGGCATACTCTCGATGCGGGGGATCGTCCTTGCTGGGTGCGCTGGCTTACGGTCAGGCTCAAGCTTGCGCTCTAGGTTGGCCTTGACTTGGTACAGGGTGATCGTCTCTTCGCCGCCCTTGACGCTCTGCTCCCATGAGTTGCAGCGCCACGATGAGACGCGCCACTTCTTGGTGTCCACGTTAGCGTGCTTCAGCAACTGCTTCAATGTCTTAACACGCTGCCCCTGCGCGCTTATGGTGACTTCTTCCATCTAGTTGATCTTCTGCCCAACCGCTTGACTGTAATACGGATGCTCCTCCTCCTCCTCCTCCTCGGGCCGCTTATCTTTTTTCTTGCTTGGGGCCACGCTTTTACTCACAGCAAGAAGTGAGGCAGCCAATTTCGGATCAACAGTTCCGCCCGTCTTCTGCCCTCGCTGGTTGGCTGTCGCCGCTGTCGCCGCCGCATCACCTGCCTTTGGCTTTTTGGTCACAAGCTTCTTGGCCGCCTCGTCAAAGATGCTCTTGCCTTCTTTGTCCTTTACTCCTCGCAGGGTAGAAACGGCCTTGGCTGTACTTCCTGTTGGCTGGCAGGATTTTGTAGCCGGGTTGTAGACATAGCCCTCGGGGCATTTCCCGCCTCCCTCACTCCTCGGGATGTCGTCGGCAAGGTTCTCTGCGTGCGCCGAGATCCCTCCTGCGATGCCACCTCCAACCCCTCCAATAATTGCACCCAACAGTGCCCCTAGAGGGATGAGAGGGGGCACCGGAGCCATCGCGGCGGCACCTACGCCGGCACCCGTACCTGCCCCGCTCAGGGCACCCGTTCCTACCCCAGCGCCAATCTGTCCCCAGTCGTCACCGTCTGCCATGAGGACTCCGGTCTATGTGCAGGGCTCGATGTCTACAATCACGTACGCCGAAGACATGGCGGTGTAGTCAAAGTTGCCATCACCAATCAGGGAGAAGTACAACGTACCGTTGCCCGCCACAGGGCCTTTTGTCGTTCCACTCACATCGTAGAAGATAGCGTTGCCGCCGTCAGCGAAGGCATCCCTACCAGCGGTCGTCAAAGTACCGGCGTGGTTGGCCTGCGCCTGCGCCAACGAGAAGGACACCGCATAAATCGTATCCGCAAACAACAAGTCACCGCCGAGGCTGTTGATGCTGAGGAATGCTAGTGGGAATGAGGCAATAATACTAGAAACATCTGCCGCAGTAAGTGTATCCTCGCCCGCGCCACCGGCAGCGTCGGTGTGGACAAACATAACGTCTTGGTTGGTGCTGGTGCCAATTGTGCTACCATCAGTAAGAACGAGCACCGCACGGGTGATCAGCCCGCGAGTAGGCACGGTGAGGGCCAACGTCACACTATCGTTGGCACTTGAAGGCATCTCCGAAGGTGTAAAGCTCGCTTTGACCTGAATCCTAGAAGCTGAAACTGAGCGTGGCATTCAGCCTCCTACTATGCGACGACGACCAAGTTTTGGAGGCCTTCCCCGGAGAAGTGGACCTTGCCAGTGGTTGCATCGCCATCCACCACTACGGTGCCAATCTCTCGGATCACATCGCCGCTCGTATCGGGCACCGTCAGGGTCATCTCGCCTGCGGCGGTATCAGAAACGTACACAGGGTCACCAACCGAGCCTGCGGCAGTGTTGAAGGTCACGATCTGCCAAGGCAGCGCGACACCGTACCCGCCGGCAGGAATCTCATGCTTGGCGATCAAGAGCCGTCCCCGAGTAGTCGCCAAGGCAGTTGCAACTGCCTTGCCCACCTTCAGGAAGGGGCCCGAAGCGCCCACGCCGCAGAGAATGGTGCCTGCGGGCAGTGCGTTCACGGTGTCGTTGTTGAGGACTTTGACGCCTTCGGCGTAATTGAAGTCACGGCCGGCCTTGATTAATCTTTGCTTCAAATTACCCATGCGAATGTCTCCTATAGACTTTAATCAGGCCCTTGGCCTATTTGATTGATATTAGCTTTAAGGTGCTATGTCAAGGGCCGCAGGTGAGGATGCGGCGGGATTCATTGTCATCGTTGCAAGCTGCATAGTGTCATGTCCCAAGAGTCCGCCAAGAATAATTAGCCCGAGCAGCAGTGTCTGGGGATTCTTGAACGCGGCCGCCCAGTTTGATTGATTACTCCTGCACATCTCTATAAGCTGCGCCTCGATGCGGTCGAGGGTCTTCCCCGAGTGCTTCTGCTCGTTCTGTACAATAGCGAGAGTCTCTCGGATGCCTACAATCTGATCTTCTAAGGCCGTCACCCGGTGGTCTAGATCAGACATTATTCTTCTTCCTCTTGGCTTTTCTGCCTCGCGTATTCTTTCTCGGCCGCAGAACTTTTGCGTCCCGCCCTCTCCATGCGGGTCTCATGTGCCCTCTTGGCCTGCTGCACGGTCCAGCTTGTATCTCGGGTGGCATTGAATAAGTTAATGTACATGGCTTTTGTTAACTCATCAGCCGCCGCCAAGCGAATACCAGCAGGGCCTAGATCCTTATACTTATTGAAGTCGATGCCCAGTTCTTTGATCTTAAAGGGGAACCGTGGTTTGTAGACTTCTTGTTTGACTTTGATTTCTTCTGGTGTGATAACCGGCATTTCCCCAAAAATTGTTGTGCCCAGAAGTCCTGCATACTCTGTTTCTTTGCCCGCCCACGCGACTGGGTCAAATATACCGTTGTTTATAACAGCATTGCTTGAGACGTACCTGCCCTTCTCCTCTTCCAGAAGGAAGTCCAACCCCGCCGCCTTTATAAATTTTACCTCGTTATCTTTCAAGGTTCGCCTGTCCTTTCTGTGGGGGACAGGAACACCGAATATCCGACGCACACTGTCACCGACAATCGATTGGTGCGTTGGGAATAGGTTGTCGAGGAACGACGAGGTCAAGTCCCGCTTCATCTGTGTCGAGTTGGGGTGGAGGTCGGCCACGAATGCGGCCGCGAGGCTACCTATGAGGGTTTTTTGCATCAGGGCAAAGGTGTTCATGTTTTGCGCCACAGCCCACGGGGATCCGTGGCCGATAGTGAAGACTGTCGGCGTCGCGCCCAAGTCCACCTGCCGTCGCTGTTGGTCCAGCGATAGCGCGCCCCTCTGGGTGATCAGCACATCGCTCATGTACTCCGGGGTCTTAAAGATACCGGGGCGGTTTTCAAGGGGGTGCTCCGCTTCGGTCAGGGCCATCATCTGATCCCGAGAATACTCTTCGCGCGGACGCATGATGGTTTCAAAATGGAAGAGCGCGCGCGCTCTCTTGTAGCGCGTGCCAAACACCAATCTGTTGGTGATGTGCCGCGCGAGAGTGCGGTCAAAACTAAGAAAGTTGGCCGCATCGTTTAGAAGTGCATTCTTCTTGTAGATGTAGAAGGCGGACCACTGTGTAAGGTAGGCCGCCTCAAACGGACTAGAGCTTAGGGTGTAGTCAAAGACGCTGCGGTTCATTGCGTCGGTTGCCTTAGAGACATCCGCTCCCTCATTGAAGCGAAGGTCCATGTAGAGCATCAGCTTCTGCCGGCGCGTCGCAACAGCGGCGGTGGTGCGCAAGAAGCCAAACCAATCACGATAGAGTTGGGGGATACTCACGCCCTTTCGTGAAGCGCCGAGGGCGGGGATCATCCCCCTGAACTGCTGGTCGGCAGCGATCCGCAACTCACGCAGAGACTCCGAGCGAAGGTAGTCTTCGTTGACACCCGCCCTTCGCGCCTCACGCATAAACTCTCGGGGGTTGATAGTGAACGACTTTCCCTTCGAGTTCTGGTATGTGCGAGTCTCGTTGACGCCGCTCATAACATCGTCCAAAACTCGGTTGTATTGCGAGCCGAAGATCGTCGGCTCCGGCACCCCGAGCTTTCCGACAGCCTTTGACGCCGCAGCGGTGCCAGCCCGCGCGACATCCTGCACCATTGGGCCGATCACAGGTATCCAGCCGAGCGAGCCATACATCGAAAGCTGTGCAGCTTTTATGTAGCCAACCTGAATAGCCATACGCTCAAAGTCGCCCTGCGCGTTGGTTAGAAAGAAGGCGATAGAGCGCAGGCCGCTCACGCCGAATAGCACGCTCTGTTTCCACCAGTTGAGCGCGCCCTTAAAGGTTTGCCTCATGGTGTCGGACAGGGGGTTGTTGGCCATTTTCTCTGAAAGGGTGACATCTAGTTTCTTGGCGTTGTTCGCTAACTCTTGCGACCACGCGCCCAACTCAACCTTTGGGATGATCCGAGGATTACCGGCCTCATCATACGAGTGCAGGACGAACTGTACATACCTGTCGCGGGGCATGAACCACTTCCTTGCCGTGATTCCTGTATCCCTCATCAAACTTAGGCCATAAGTCAGATACCCGTCTATCAAGTCAAGGGTATTCAGTTCTCCCCCCAACCTCGTCACCTCATCAAGGGCGTGGGTCGATGTTGTCCCCGTCCAATCCGTTACTGTAACGACCGTGCGCCCGCCCTTCTTCTCAACCTTCAGCACCTCGAGAGTCATGGGCATTTCAGTGCGCTCCACCGCACCCAGTCCAAACTGGGGGCCGCGAGTTGCGCCCTCTGTTGTCTTGAAGGGGCGTCCCGCATCCCAGCCCTTGCCCTCCAGCGGCTTCCCTGCCAGCACGCGCCGGATGGGGTCCATGTCCGAGCGCAGCGCAACACGGTCGCCGACCTCAATCGTTTCTCGATTTGGGAGTATGCTCTTGCCCTTCTTCCCCGCTTCAGGCGCTCCGATCCAACTCGACATCGCGCGGAGGTTGCGCAGCCCAATGTTGGGGCCCGCGAAGTTTGCGAAGCGCTTGGCAACTTCAAACTCTGTCGCCCCCCCAACGATGTTATCGAGCATCAGGCCAAAGGTTTTATTGTCTAAAGCAAGGATAGCACCGGGAACATCATCTAGTGACTTGGGCGTAAACTGGCCCACGCCATTCCTCTTCAGGGAATCTATCGCCCCGTTAGCGAGCAGCCTCATTCTCTCTTCGGGGTCAGGCTTTCGCAGGATGTACTCTGCGTTGGTAAGCTTTTTGTTTGCCTTAGAGGGCTTGTTGAGCCAGCGTCCAAACGTGACAGTTGCAGAACCGACCCTAGGGACAAGATCTCCATCAATCCTATCCCTGACAAACGAGGTTATGTACGCATACATGCTCTCGGATTTTTCAAGGTAGTGCTCGGTCAGGTCCACTCCCTTATTCGTCTTGACAAATGTCTTCCCTACGCCTGCCCAGCCCTCGATAGCGATGTTCATGATGTTGTCGTTGATGTCGCCGCCAAGCTCATTACTGTTGACGCGGGTGCCCTTTTGAGGCCCGCCAAGCTCGATTCGGTTTTGCGTACCGATAAACTCAACAGCCTTGGCCTTGGCGAGGGGCGCACCTGCTTCCGTGGTCCCCGAAAAATGCTTGGCGATCATGCCCAAATCACCAAACCATGCGGCGGTCTCTCGCGCCTGCCCATTCGCTATTTCCTGAAGCCTCGCCGCGAAGCGGCCGCCAAGCACGCCGACCCGAGTCGAAGCTAATCCTGACATTTGGACAATGTCGGCAACCGTAGCAAGGCTCTGCTGCACCAGAAAGAGAGGGTCCGTGAAGTAATCCCTATAAAACATCCGAGTGCCATCACGGCTATACTTTTTCTTCATATTGTTGAAGGACTGCTTGATGTTTTTCATACCACGCAGTTGTACGTCGCCACTCTTAGCCCAGACTAGGAAGGACAGGGCGACGCGCCTGCCCCCATCTCCCGATGCCGCGAGGGTTGCAAGAACATCGGACTCGTCAGCCCCCAATTCCAGAAGCCGTCCGACTTTTTCGGGCTCGGCCTCAAGAAGCTCCGCTGTATCGCGGCCACCCTTGTGGAGATCAAGGTCTTTTAGTAGACGCTGACCCTCCGACGATGCCACGACTTCAGCCGCCGCGCGAAATGCAGCAGAGGTTTCTTTCATCCGCTCAAGCGCAGGGCCTGTCCCGCGAAGCAGAGCGCCCGGAGCCGCGCCCTCTGCGAGCACCTCCGCCAGCCTCTCTGAAATCGCTAACTTCCGCTCGGCATCCGCAACAGTGTTTACCGCCGCGCGCAACTTTTCATCGACCTTCGCAAATGACTCACCTGCGGCGGCGACAATAGTGTCCAAGTTCGCGTCTTCGGTTGTTGCGGCCGCTACGATCTGGTTAATAGTCTGCTGGTCTGTACTCAGGTCAGAGTTGCGAAGGAGCTTCCGTAGACTTTCGATCCTCTCGGCCTGCTCCTTCAGAAGCTTCGCACGCTTGGCGCGCTTCGCCGCCGCTGGTTTGAAGGGGGGCTCGCCTGCGACTTTGTTGAGTTTCCTCTTCATTATCTTTATCGCGCCGGGGTCTCCATCGGCGGCGCGGGCAAAGGTTGATGGTAACCACATATCGGGGTTGTTGAAGGGGCTGTCGGGCTCGAATCCCTTAAAACCTCTCTTGCCCCCTTTAGCACCCTCCAGTACGGTCGCAGGGTCAAACTCCGACCACCCAGAGAAAGTCTTCGCCTGATCTATGACCACATCTTCTTTTAAGACAATATCGATCCCGCGCTGGGCTACCTGTATTTCTGCAACAGCCTCTTCTACTTCCGCGCTTTTCTTCGCGACGTTTGCCTCGACGGCACGAACGCCGCTGGCTTGCTTCTCCACCGCCGTCTTTGCATCCTTGAGGTCAGCCATTGCACCTTTAAGCACTTTCTCGGACTCCTCAACCTTCCTTCCCGCTTCCACGAAAGCCCTGTTCTCGGCGGCAAGGACATCCGCGATGTCGTCCGCGCCCCTGCCGTTCATATGCCGCGCGGTATCACTTCCAACCAGACCGGAGACAAAGGTGGTTGCACCTGTGGCGTCAGCATCTTGGAGAGCTTTAAGTTTATCCATGACCTCCTGCGCACTATCAGCGCCCTGAACCACATCGTCCACTCTTCCGGCCGCCTTCGATATGCGCCCTGCAAGCCTTGCCGCTCTGGGAATCCTTCCACCCACATAACCTACGAGAGAGCCGACTAAGCCAAACGAGGCGAACGACGCCTGTAGCGCATCAGGCTCGATCAGCATGAGGAGAAGACGCGGAGAGCCGTTCAGTAGGCCCGCCAGAATAGGGCTCCTCTCATGAAGATTTGGGTACGCAATCCGTCCGCCATAGACCATCATATTGCCGGCGGGGTCGTAGTTGCTCGCTAACGCCAGAGCCAACTGGTCCGGGTCTTGAGCGATTTCCGCCCCCCTCTTTAAGACATAGGCTTGTCGCCCCTCTTTCGGGTCAAGGTCAGGATTACCCTCAGCGTCTATATTATCCTTGTGCAGCCGCTGCCAGTCCAAATACGCCTGCCAGTACGGGGCGGCCTGAACTGTCGTAGGGGCGATGCGCATAAGGTCATCCGCACCGCGCGCCACCACGCCCTCCGCCGCCGCCTCGTAATTCATCGCGCCGAGCATAAACTCGAGGCCGCCTTCCTCCGCGATATCACTTTCGTAGCCCTC